ATCAGCGGTTGACAGCCACGTAGGCTTTCATCTGCTCTTCCAGCACGTACAGCAGGCCATCGGCGTAGCGGTACATTGGAGCGCGCAGAGTCAGCGTGTGGTAGTACGCCTTGTCGAGGAACATGAACATCGCGGTGCAACCCACGTCCAGAGCACGCCACAGCTCGTTGTTCATGTGCGGGAATTCCATCGACACGATCATGGTGTACAGACGGTTGTACACTTTGTTCGCTTGCTGCCATGCACCGGCCAGTTCGTCGTAGTAGGTGTTGTCAGCCAGACCCGAGTCGTCGAGGATCGAACCCACGGCATCCAGGATCACCTGAAGCTGAGGGATGTCGTAGACAGTGCTCGGAACCGAACCCACTTGACGGTACTTCACAAACGCTTGGTTCATGTCGACCAGACGCACCAGTTCCATGATCCATTCAGCATCACGGTAGTTGGTACGATACTGCTTGGACGGGTCCATGAACGTCATGCCGCCCACGATCTCACGTTCACGTACGTTCGCCTGAGCGAAGTAGGTGTCGATCGGCAGAGGCTGGGTGACGGTCTTGAAGATGTTGCGCATCTTCTCTTCAGCAGCGATTTCGTCACGGGCAACCAACACGTCAGCGATCACGTCACCGATAGCATCGGAACGGGTGATGGCGTCTTTGTACAGGTTCTCGTTGGCGAACTTCATCAGGTCAGACGCTTCTTTGATAGCGGCCGACATGGTGGATTCTTCGAACGGTACGAACGCACCATCGCGGTACGCAGCGAACAACGCTTTCGGGTTGTAACGCATTTGCTTGTTCGGAATGCCGTAGTCAGGACCGATGCCCTGAATGCGCTTCTGAACAGCTTCAGCACGGTCCATCAACGATTGACGGTTCACGAAGCTACGACGCTGGTTGATCGCCATGTTCTGGAACTTCTCGGCGACCCACTTCTTGATGGACAGCAGGGCTTTCTTCACCCAGTCCACCAGGCCTTCCATGGAAGCCGTGGTGATCACGTTGTCAGCCGACATCAACACAGGGGCTTCGTCACCGATGCCGTACTGGGAGTTGATGTTGCCGATGGCGCTGTTGGCTGCTGCCAGAGCGGTGTCATCAATGCTTTCCATCGAAGCGATGGTAGCCAGCATTTCCATGGAAGCCATGGTACCGCCGACCATTTCCTTGATCTCGTTGATCGAGCCACGCAGTTCAGCGTGTTCCATCTCGTTCTGATCCAGGAAGTCACGGCAGCTCTCGGACAGATAGTCCGGGTCCTTGTAACGCTCGTCTTTCATGTGCTCAACGACGTCAGCAGCGATCTGCTCGGACGTGATGAGTGGCAGGCCTTCGACAGGACCTTGATCGTCGGTATTGGTGGCGACGGGTTGAGTCACACCGGCCAACGAATCGGCAAGCAGGGATTCCAAACTGGCTTTCATGTCAGTTCCTTATTGAGCAGACAGAGACTTGCGACCGTAGGTCAGCAGGTTACGGGAAACAGTCAACAGGTTCGTGGTCATTTGATCCACGGGGCCAAGTGCCCAACCTGCGTAGTTGCGTACGAAACGAAGCACGCTTTCATCAGTACCACCGCCGTCATTAGTAGACGCAGTAGCTTGATAACGCTCACCAGCACGCAGCACGTTCTTGATCTGGCTTTCGATACGGTTGAAACCAATCGACCGTTCTTGGCTATCAATGACATCCAGGATCTCGACCACGCGCTTGGCAAGGATCTCGACCTGCATCCCGCTGGCCGCTTTCACGGAACCGGAGATGATGGCGCTGGAGTTGACACTGGTCAGGGCAAACTTCACGCCGGTGGTTCGCACAGCTTGTGCAAAGCCCAACGAGTTAGTGGCAGCCAAGCCACGTTGCTCAGGTTCCAGGGTCAGGAAGAACAACGACCACCCACCGATGATCGGAGGGGCCGACAGGGTCAAGCGACGACCAAAGCGAGCGTCACGGTACACCATGGCTTTCATCTTGGACGCAATCTGATCCACAGGCATTGTGGAGAACAGGTTGGACACCTCGTTCAACTTCTGAGGACCACCACTGCCTTCGGTGAGCATGCGTTCAAACTGCTTACCGATTTCCAACATGCCAGGACCGTACGCATCCGTGAAGATCTTGTACTGCTCAAGTGCAGCACTGATAGCCCGGATGATAGCGTCAGGATCGGACAGGACGTTACCGCCTACGATCAACGACTTGATCTCAAGGCCCAGATCAATGTTGGGTTTACGTACAGTGCCATAGCGACGCACAGCAGCGTGTTTGGCAAGGTGTTGAGCCGAGATGCGCAGACGGCCACGGTAAGAGGCGATCTTGTCCCAGAAGCCCTTGAGGGACCTCAGGAGAGACAGGATGGCACCTACCAAGCGCTTCCACAGTTCCTTGAGACGATCCTTGAGCGATTCCGTGGAGACGGTACCGTTCTCATGACCTTCAAGCTCGGGGATGATGTCAGCGACTGTCAGGCCGATGTTACCGATGAGGTTTTCGAAGCTGACAGTAATGGAGGCCTTGTGGCCCGGTGTAACAACTTCATGGCTACCCAGATGCTGGATCAGGGCTTCCAAAGAGTCGGTGGCATTGAGCAGTGATTCGAGTTGGGCTTTCCCTTGAGTGAGACTGCGCTCTGCCTCAAGGACGTCTACGAACCCCTCACTCTCGTTGCCCGCAATTGCTGGCAGTTCTTCATCAGACATGACAAATGCTCGTTAAGGATGGAGGAGGACAATTCACCATAGAATTCGTTCAAACGGAATAAAAGATGTCCACCCAGCCGTAGCCAGATGGACATCTCTAACCAAACGCTACTTAGGCTGCTGGAGCAGCGGCCGCAGCGGCGGCGTCTTTCTTGGCCGCTTTACCGTATTGGGCCAGTACTTTGGCGCCGAACGATGCGGAGGCTTTGGCAGCGCTGCCCATGAAGGACAGATACTGGTGCGAGCAACCAGTGGTCAGACGGGCGGCTTTGTTCAGCTTGGCCAGAACGGCTTTGGCGGAACCAGCTTCGGTCTTGTCCAGGGTATCGCCTTTGGCAACCAGGCTGTTACCGGCCTTGACTGCGTCGTTGATACCTTTCTCGGCCATGCCAGCAACGGCTTTGGACGCGATGATCAGCTTGCCCATGTTGACGATCTGATCGGCCAGCTTGCCGATTTCGTCGACGGATGGCAGGTCGAATTCAGCTTCGCTGACTTTGGCCGACTTGTCTTGCGACAGTTTCAGGCTGGCTTCGGCCAAGCCGTCCAGACCTTCTTTGTTGCCGACGGTCAGGTCGAAGTAGTAGCCGCCAGGCAGCTTGCCCTTCATGTCTTCGGTCAGGCAGGCTTCGACGTTGATCGAACCAGCGACTGCTTTCAGACGGTCAGGATGAACTTCACCTTTCTGGATTGCCTGGTACAGCGGGTTCAGCGCGGCCAGGATCTTGCTGGTGTAGTTCTTCACGCCGACGTCGTAGCCATGGTTGATGGCCGACAGGGCTTGAGCAGGAACGGCTTTACCGCCGACTACCAGGAAGTTCAGAGCCATGCCCATGCTGATCTTGGCAACCGAAGGATTTTGGCCTTTGGCAGCAGCAGCGCGTTGCTTCAGCGACTGACCAGCAGCAACTACGGCAGGACCGGATTTGCCCATGGTGGCGAAGAAGTTCTTCACGGCAGCCCAAGCGCCTTGAACGGCGTTCTTGATGGCTTCCCAGATTTTGCTCAGCAGGGCTTTCGCGCCTTCCAGAGCTTCCATCGAGGCTTGCAGCTTGTCGCCGGTACCGCCGAAGGATTCGGTGGAAACGGTGAATTCAGAAGCGTCGATCGGCAGGCGGCGAGTGGCGATTGCCAGAGCGCGACCGTGAACGTCAGCAGCCTGTGGGCTCATACCGCCGTCGGCGATAGCGCTTTCCAGGGAAGCGATCAGGCTTTCCATGCTGTCGGCAGCTTGCGACAGTTCTTCAACAGCTTCGTCGTGCTCTTCGACGATGGCGGAATCACCACGGGCTTCTTCCAGAACCTCGTCAACTGCGACGATGGTTTCTTCGGTTACCGGGTTGATTTCTTGGCTGGCATTAGGGTCAATGCCTTCCATGGAGACGTTCAGAGCACTGTGCAGAATCGAGTTACGCATGAGTATAAAACTCCGTGTTTGCAAACAGAAGGAATGAGACGCAGACGGAGCCTAGGACAGTTCCGCATCTCTGCACACAATAGGTGCTTTTTGACAACGATGCGGCTTACACCGCATCATCGTGATTGTGCCAGCTTTAGGGCATCAGCTCGGAGGACGACCTTCGGTCTGATGGTACCAGCCGCTAGGCAGGCTACCGCCGATCAAGTTCAAAGACATGACCAGGTCGGTGAGGCCGTCTTCTTGAGACAGCCAACGGGAAAGGATCGTGCTCGCATCGGCATCGAAGGCCCAGCCCAGGTTCTGTTCACGGATGATAGCTTTCGCATCAACCGCAACCACGTCCTTAGGATGGAACAACATCAGATCCCGGTAGTTCTCCAAGGAGAGCTTACGAGCATTACCGGAAAGGAACGCCAGGGTCGACACGGTGAAGTTGAACACCCAGTGGGAGCACGGAGTATTCAGCTGTCTGGTCAGGATGAACCGGCCATCACGGTCGAACAGGATTTGCTTGGCGGCTTTCAACACATCTTGCACATAACCGAAGTCTTCGGCGAAGTGGTTGTTGGTCTCCATATGATGATAGATCGTATCGATCACAGGGAGATCAACGTAACCAGTCTGCGCACCAGTGCTCAGCGTGAAGCCGCGATGAGTGGTCAGGCTCATGCGTACTTCGCCTCCATCTTCATGATCTTCTCGGAAGTCTGGTTGAGGTAACCCTCATACTTCGAGATGGTCCGCTCCAGCTGCGCATCGTTCTTGCCGTCGTTTTGCAGACGCAATTGTTCGAGACGCAGTTGAATGGAACGGGCATCTTCTTTCAGACGCTCGTAGCGGGCCACCTGGAGGGTCGAGTACCAGATGCCGATGGACAGCGCGATGCTGGAGATACCCGGGATGAAGTTGTTCTTCAACGGGTCCAGCTTCATGAAGCCCACCTGAGGAGCGATGATCTTGTCATCGTCTTCGCCAACCACGATGTCCGGAATGGACTCGATCAGCGAAGCAATCTCACGGCTTGGTTTCGAGAAGGTCGTCAGCAATGTGAAGAACGCCAGTTGGTTGCTCTTCAGCCACGCCAGTTCAGGACGTGGACGCTCAGCGCCTTCAGGGTGTTCTTTCGACGTCACCGAGGCTTCAGCCACCAGCAGGTAGTGCAGCAACTGCATCGAATACGTGACCACGAAGTCCATGTACCCGATTGTGCGCAGCAGCTCAGCCCGGCGGTAGGTGATACCTTCCACGACGATGTCCTTGCCGTAGCTCTTCTCAGCGATGGCCGAGAGCAGCTCCAGGGTCACCGACATGCTCGTCAGGACTTGACGGATGTAGGCAATCGGGGTCATGCGTGGGGGCAGACGAACACTCTTGCCCAAGTCCAGTTCAAACTGCTTACCGGCCTTGGACTTGAAGACACTCAGCGTGCCCTCAGCGTTCATGTGGGTTTCGAGAGCTTTCTGCATGGCTTGAGAAAGGATTCTCAGCTTCTCTTTCAATTCATCCTTCGTGAAGGACGCCACCATACGGTGAAGGAAATCAAGGATACGCATTGCAGTCTTCCTTTAAACGGGCTGGGGATCAGATACGGCCTGGTGCTTTGCCGAGCTGGTAAGATTTCAGGATGTCCATCAGCTCTTTGCTGTCAGACTTGCCTGCCGACTTGATGTCGTTCTTGGTCAGCTTGGAAGGCATTTCGATACCGCGGGTGTAGATGGTGACCGATTCCCAATCCGGGTCCACTACGATCATCAGCATCGAGTAGGTGTGACCGAAGATGCCTTGACGGGTCTTGAAGTTGCTCAGTTGGCCACCGATACGGCGTTCCAACTCGCCAGCAGTCTTCACGTCCAACACGAGGATGGCAGATGCAGTGCCCAGCGAAGGACCACCAGCCATGGCTTGTGCAGCGGAGTTCTTGGCAGCGCGAGCGTAGACGGTCTTGTAGTAGCCAGTCTCGTCTTTCATCATCGCGGCGCGGTGAGCATCCACACGGTCCATTTGCAGAACGAAGTCAGACCAGAAGCCCACTTCGCCAGCACGCCAAGCTCTCCAGCGGCTACGGAAGGTGACATCGGTACCACCGACGGCCAGAGTCTGGGTCATGACGTCGGACGGCATGGCGGCCACACGGAGGCGGATGGTGACAGGGACTACGGCGTCTTTGCCGTCTTCGCTGATGGTCACATCAATGACGTTACCGACGGCGAGGTTGTTAACCTTCTCGACGTACTTGGCAGCGTTCTGAACACCCGTGCCATTCTTGGCCAGGCGCTTGCGCTCTTCTTCTTCAGCGCGTTTGGTTGCAGCAGAAGCGGCAGCAGCATCAGCGGCTTCAGCTTTCTTCTGACCATAAGCAGAAGCGTTCGCACCGGCCTTGACGTCTTCGCCGTCATCCAGCAGGTCAGCGGTCACGTTGGCAGCAACCATGTCACCGTTGCTGATCGCTTCCATCGCTACTTGATGTTGTTCGGCCAGGATCTCGTCGATGAACGGCAGACCGAAGTCAGCCATCGATGCGGCGAAGGATTCCATGGATGGCGATTCGGCAAACATGGTCAGTGTGGCGTCAGCCAAGTCGCGGTCAGTGGCGAACTTGTCCAGACGACGACCTACCGATACACCGTTGATTTTGGTGTCGAGAGAAACCGCCAGCAACCAGTAACCCGTGAACATGTTGTACGCAGTATGGACCACGTCTTGAATGAACGGGATCTGGACTGCACGCTTGTCCATCAGCAAGATGGGCTCAACACGCGCAGATTGTGTGAAGCGAACCAAGTCGCCTTCCTTGCTACCGGCCAGTACGCTCTTGGCAGTCTCGATGACTTTGCCAGCAGCTTTCTCGCTGATTTTGCTTGAGATGGCGGCGACGACTTGAGGGGTGTACTTGGCCAGAAGGCCGATGCCCGTAGTAACCAATAGGGCAGTGCCAGCGAACTCTTGCGAGACGTTGTACTGCGTGAGTTTTTTGTCCATGAACATTTCCCTTTAAGGCGTGCCAGAAATGAGCGATTATAAGGTGATGAAACAGGTGCTGGACACAATTGCCCAGCACGGTGGTTTCGACAGCGATGACGCCTTGATGCGCCGTTTGACCCGTGAGCAAGGTACCGGCGCCATTGGCGGACGATTCCATGATCTGCTCGGCGGATACAACCGTACGCAGCAGGGATCTGCGGTGCCAGCTAACACTGACATGCAGGGCTTGACGTTTTTCACACGTCCGAATTTGAACCTGTCATACGATAACATCATGGCGTACCGGCAATTGTCGGTTTTGGCCAGTGATAACCCTCGTAGTTACAGCCGGATCATCCGAAGGATGCTTTGGCCGGACAGTTACGAATCAGATATAAAGAAAGACAACACCATCTTTGACAACCGTCAGGCTTTTATGCCGCTCTTGAGCAACGCCCTGACAAACATGTCCGGGTGGCCTGACTTGACCCTCCACGCTTACAGCACTTCGGAGGGGATGGCAAAAGAATCCTGGATGATGAACGACACCATTGCAGAGATCAATGGACGTTACTCCCTGGACTGCACATTCGAAAATACCTTAGGCGATCCTATATCATTGACGCTGTTTGCGTGGCTTTTGTACATCGGTGGTGTCTACATCGGCACCAAGATTCTGCCGGCTGGTTACAACATCGTGCAGAACGAGATGGACTACAACACACGCATCTATCGTTTCGTGACAGATTGGTCTGGGCGGTACATTCAGAAGTGGGCGGCATGTGGGGCTGCGTTCCCTGCTGGCCTGTCCATGGGCAGTGCGTTCAACTACTCGCGTGACAACCCGTACAACGAAAGTCAGAAGTCCATTCAGACCACCTTTGAATGCACAGTGGCTGAGTACAACGACCCGATCACGCTGTGGGAGTTCAACAAACTGGTGGTGATGTTCAACCCAGAGATGGGTGACGGCACTCGCCAAAGTCAAATGGTGAAGATCTCTGCTGATGAGCGCAAGTTGCTCAACTACAAAGGCTTCCCGTGGATCAACCTCGCTGCCAACAACGAGTTGGAGTGGTGGATGGACCGTGCTGAGTACGACACTGTCACGAAGGGTAACTTCAACGGGACGGTGCCTGCGTTGCCAGCCGATACCTCCGACCCTGACTCTGCGATCTTTGCAGGTGAGTCCTCGTCTAACGTCACTACGACTGTATAACGGAGTTATCAATGTCCAGGTCCGACCTGAATACCCTGATTGATTTGGCCAAGCTTAACCCCATGGCCGTACAACGTGGCGGTATCGAGTACCTTGAACGTGTGCGCAATGGCGAGATTGAAATCGTCGATGCCAGCAACGCGATGGTGTACTTGATGGAGTTTGCTTCGACTCTGTTTGCGAACGGGGCTCGTAAAGACGAATTCCTCAACCGCCTTGCATACCCCGAACTGGCCATGACCCGCTCTGACCTGTATCGGCACATGAGTGACGTGGATTACATCAACGTGTTCTCTGGACCGTCCAGTACCAACCTCCTGCTGGTCTACCATAAAGACGAGATCTTGGAGAAGGCGGTACCTACCGGCGAAGCGGGCATGCGTAAGCTCGTCATTCCTCGTCACACGAAGATCATGGCCGGGGACGTACCTTTCACCCTCCAGTACCCGATCGAGCTGCGTGTGCTGCCTCACGGCGATTTGCAGGTGGTTTACGATAACAGCAAGCCTTCACCGCTGTTGACACTGGAGACCAACCGGGTCACCAAGTCGATCGAGAACTACAACCGTGGACATGAAGAGTACATCCAGCTCGAAGTCCCGACTCAGCAGATCGCGATCAAGAGTTACACCGCACCTCAGACAGCTTCGCGGGTCTTTGATAAGACCTACAAGTTCGATGACCAGTTCTACTTCTGCCGGGTGTACGCCAGCAATGGTAATGGCGGCTGGGATGAGATCAAGACCACCCACAGTGATCAGGTCTACAACCCACTGACCCCGACTGCGGTCCTGAAGATCTTGGACGACAATAAGCTGAACGTCTCCATCCCTCAGATCTACTACAGCACGGGTCTGATGAACCGTACGCTGCGGGTCGACGTCTACACCACCCGTGGTGCGCTGGAACTGGCCGTGCAAGGTTACAGCTCGGACATGTTCAAAGCGGTCTACAACGACTACGACAACGATGACAACGGCAAGTACACCTCGCCTGTGCAGAAGTTGGTCAGTGGTTACTTCATGGCTGCGACTCCTGCGACCGGTGGCTCCAATGCCCTGACGTTCGAGCAGTTGAAAGAACGTGCCATCAACAACGCCTTGGGTCGTATTGATGTTCCGATCACCAACGTGCAGATCCAGACCCAATTGGACCTGTTGACCGATGCTGGTTTCAGTTGCGTGACCGACATCGACAACGTGACCAACCGTCTGTATGCGGCCAGCCGTGAGTTGCCAGCACCGGACATCAAGGAAGTGTCGACAGGTATGGGTTCCAACGTCGTGACCCTGAGCAAAACCATCGACCAGATCTTGGCCTCGGCGGATGTGAAGGACAACGGTGAGCGGATCACCATCCTGCCTACGACCCTGTATAAGGACGAAGGTGGATTCCTGTCGATCGTGGACAACGAGGACCGCGATGCACTGAAGGCTCTACCGGCCGATGTGTTGGTCGAACGTGTCACAGGCGGGGATTACTTCTACACGCCGTTCCATTACGTCTACGACGTCGCTGACAACGTCCTGACAGTACGTCCGTACTACTTCGGCAACCCAAAGCTGACCCGTCGCTTCTTTGTTGAAGACAACGGCACAATGGGCGTGGGTGTGAACTCCAACAGTCACAACTTCATCCGTACTGACACGGGTTGGAAATTGCAGGTCATGACCAGCAGTACCGACACGTTGAAAGAACTGGATGACGAAGTCCTCGTGGCGCAGTTGGCATTCATTCCACCGGGTGAAGTGTCCCGTGTCTACTTGAACGGCACCATGCTGGGTCGAGACCTGACCTCCAAGGAATGGATCTTCGAGTTTGAGTTCACCTCGAACTGGGATGTGGACGGGTCGAACAACGTCTACCTGAATGGCTTTGAAGCCGATCAGATTGCACCGCATGCGTACCCTGCTACCATGGAAACCGTGTTCGATGTGTTCTTCGGTGTCAAGGCTGCTTTGGTGACCCCGGGCGAATACACCCGCATCGACCAACTGATGGGCAAGTTCAAGTATGAAGACGAGATCATGGGCCTGTACCATGAGCAAGTCACCCTCATCCTTGGCAACTCGTTGGACGGGCTGTGGGCACGTGCTCGTTCTACCGTGGGTGAAGAACAGTACCTGCGTTACGAAGAAGACGTGTACGAACTCTGGACCTCGGACGTTCCTGAGAAGACAGCTACAGGCGCGGTCAAGGTCGCGTACGACAGCAACAACAAACCTTACGTGGTGTACAAACACCGTGTGGGTGATGTCAAGATCAACGAAGAGACCGGTAAGCCTGAGATCCTTCATGCAGCCAACTCCGTGATCTACCAGAACGGTGAGCCGATTGTGGCCACGCCTCGTTCGGTGCTGCGTCAGGTTGAGCTGTGCTTGTTCGACGGGGTGTACTACTTCGTCACCAACACCACGGACGTCAACTACCGCGACACGGTGCCAAACCAAATCGTGGAATGGGTCAACATCACCTTGGCTCCAACCCGCAAGAAATTGCTGGAGAAGACCAAGTTGTGGTTCCACCCGAAATCGACTGTGGGTCTGGTCGGTGCTATCGTCGACGACAGTCTGGCGGTCAACATCCAAGCGGCTCAACACCTGTACATCGAGTTCTTCGTCTCGGAGACCGTGTACAAGGATCTGGCGCTTCAGGAAGAGATCCGTAAGGCTGCACGTAAAGTCCTGACCACGGCCTTCAAGGAACTTCAAGTGACCCGTAACGGCCTTGAGAACCTCCTGAAGACCACGATGGGCGATGACGTGACCACGGTGAACATCACTGGTCTGGGCGGCTACCGCAACTACAGCGTGATCACCATGAAAGACGAATCTTCTCGCCTGTGCATCGGTAAGAAGATGGTGACTCTGCCTAACGCCACCTTCGGTGTGGCTGACAGCATTGACATGCAGTTCGTGAAACACTCGGTGTGACGGCATAAAGGCAGGGGCCACTGGCCCCTGCCCTATGTTCGCGTGTTACGCAGCCATCAATTGGTCCATGTGGCTGTCGACACCGTCGATCAGACGGGCCATGTCGAGCTTCACACCGGCCATCAGATTACGGACCGTGTCGAAGTTAGCCAAGGCATGGGAGATACCGTAACGACCACTGATGAAATCCAGCAGACGGTTGGCGGTTTCTTCATTGCCGGCTTCTTCGGCTTCACGGTACTGCTTGTTGTACTCGCGTTGCTCTTCGTTGAACTTCGCCCACACTTTCTTCCACAGGGCAAAGATACGCAGCACACCGTACTTACGAGTCTGTTGAGTCGCAGTGTCGATGTTACGCAGTACCACAGGCATGTCGGAGACCGTGTACTTGATCGGCTGAGCCTTGAGCGCATTGAAGTGCTTGAGGATGTCGTTCATTTGACGGTTGGCGATGTTCCACTGGTCCCACGTAGGCTCTACAGGGGAGAACTCAATGCTGTACATCGCAGCGACTTTGGCGTTGGCGTCATACAACGCAGCCAAGCCACCATCGATGTTCTGCAACACGGTGTTCAAGAACGATTCGTAGGCGTACACGACGCTCACGAGGCGGTTGTCCTTGATAGCCATGTCAAAGAACACGGTCATGTCTTTCCAGGTCTGAGCATCAACCTGTGGGAGGGCAGTCACCTTCTCCACTTTCTTGAAGTCGACCTTGATGACACGCTTGACCAGCTCTTCTTCGACCTTCTTCTCCATCGCAGCGCTACGCGTAGCCGCTACAGCAGAGCCAGAGAAGTAAGCCTTGATCTTGGCGGCGAACGCTTTGATCGCTTCCCAGATCTTGCGCAGGATCGAACCCAACAGGCCTTCCATTGCTGGAGAGTAGTTGACCTTCGACGGCAGTTCGGTGAACGAAGCCAGTGGCATCGTCTCGAACACTTGTGGGAAGCCTTCCATCGAGGTGGTCATACTGGTCAGCACTTGGGCATCGGCCCGAGAGATGTGGCCAGAGTCACGCACGCTGTGATAGATGTTGCGCAGGCTTTCAAGCGCTGGCTCAAGGATGGTGACATCCTCGTCGCTCAGGTTTTCAACCACAGCCAGCTTCTCGACTTCATCGAACAATTGCTCGAGCGAGAGGCCGGTGATCTCTTCTGTCACTTCAGGAGTCAACTCCAGTGTGGCAGCGAGTTCACTGATGTCCATTATCGCACCGGAATCAGAAATCATTGACATTGAGTTACCCTCATAGGGCGAGAGGAGCCTAGGCTCCTCTCGGGTGGTGTCAGGCTGGAACGAAGCGGCGAATGAACTCGCTCAGATCGCTACGCATCAGGCCACCGACGCTGTTGTTCAGGACGCTTGCGTGCACCGCATCGACCGAGGCTTCGAAAGCCGGACGACGCAGTTGTACGCAGATGTCTTCCACAGACAGCAGTTGAGGCTCGTGGCAAAGCACGTAGCGGTTCTTGTAGATGTCCACGACCATGTTGTAGGTCACGTTCACGGAGAACGGGTACATCTCGTTCAGCTGGCCGATCACACGCTTAACCACGTCGGCATGGAACTGCTCGAAGTGCATCACGATGGAGTCGACTTTGCTGCCTGGCAACGGGAAGGTGTAACCCAACTCAACGGCCAGTGCGGTTTCCAGGAAGGGCTTACGCTCTGCTGGGTTTGGGACAGCCTCAAGAAGCTGTAGGAGGCGAGTGATGTTCATGCTTACACCTTGGCTTGGAGTTGGTTGGAAAGTTCGAACAGGCGGTTGTTCACGAGGTTCTCGAGCATGCGTTGGAACTTCTGCTCGTTAGGACGCCCGGAGAACACACCCTTGACGTATTCAACAATCACGTCAGGACCGAAGTAACCCTTCACACCGTTACGGATCGGGGCGAGGATGTTGTCGATGGCTTCGATCTGGTTGATGATGTCCTGACGCTGACGCACAGTCAGGTAGGCACCCTTGGCCGAGGCGATCAGTTCACGACGCATGGCTTCGAAACGCTGCGGGATTGGATCGTAGATACCGTCGTCCACACCGGCGAACAGCGGCATGAGGACCATGATCATACCGAGACCTGCCAACGGCACGAAGGCAGTCATGATACCGAAGGCTACAGCCAATGCACCGAAACCGATCACTGCGTAACCAGCCAGGGAGGACATGATGTTCGCCTTGCGGCCACGGTACTCTTTGAAGTACGCAGGGTAGGACTTGTACATGTAGTCCAGGGCTTCAACGATGTACTGAGCACCGCCGTGACGAGCCACGAATTGGTCCGAGGAGAACTCGAACGCACGCAGGTCGTAGAACTTGGTGCCCAGTTCAGAACGGATGCTCTCAACCATACCGGCCATGACCACTTGCTGGATCAGCAGTGGGTCGGTAGAACCGTTGATCTCGTTGAGGTCACGCAGACGCCAGCCGGTCTTCTGCTCGGCCACCTTGACGACGTCCTGGATGATCTTGTCATCGGCACCTTCGTGTTGTTGGCGAGTGATTTCAGCCACGACCACGTTGGACAGGACCATACGGCCCAAGTAACGCAGGTAGGTGAAGCCATGGCCCATTTCGTGACAGGCGATAGCCGCGACGTGCATGCCTTCGATACCGACCATGCTGCGGTCAGTGAAGAACTCAGTGGCGATGAAGATGTCGATTGGGATTTCGGAGTAGATACCCGAGACCTTGCCCAGTTTGATGTCGACGGTGCCCTTGAACAGCTCTTGCTCAGAGACCGGACGACCAAAGCGTTTGACCTTGGTGGCGACTTCATCAGGACGCATTGGGCTGGCGATGTCGGCTTGTGGTGGGAGCACGAATGCGTTCGGACCACCCAGTCGAGCGAAGTTGAAGCGGAAGTGCATGCCAGTGACTTTCTTCGCGATCTCGTGAAGAGCAGCACTGACTTTGTTGAAGGTGTCTTTCGAAGGATCACGGAGACAGGCTTCGAACTGAAGTCCCATTTCCTTGAGCAGTGTAGAGTCACGTTGGAAGTCAATCGCTTCCATCGAGGCAATGAGGGCTGGATTCATGACAGAGTCTCTTGAAGGTGGCTTGGTGTAGGTACCCAATCATAGAGATTGGCGTTATTTCTTACAAAGCTCTGGTATTGATTTGTATATACCCACCCAACAGTTTTCAGGATAGCTCATGACAGCCGTTAAGAAAGCTCCTCTCTTCAACAAAGAGGATGTGTTAGGTCTTGAGTGCAAACACGCGATCTATACCGAACATCAGCTCAATGACACCGATGACCTCCTGACCGTGAAGGAGTTGGTGTGGCTGAAGGACGGTACTCGTGTGCCGCGACTTCGGTTCTACCCTAACCGCATGCGCCCCTTTGGCATCACAAAAGAAAAATACCGTAACCACAAGGACAAAAAAGAAGTAGAGGACCTCGATAAGCTGGTCCTGTGTGAGACCACTCAGCGAGACCTCAACAATCAGATCGTTCGACGCATGGGCTATGGCAACCCACGTCAGCAGTTACGCACGTTATGCCGTAACCAGTACATCTACGGTGCCGACATTGCTCCAGCCACTCTGCTGAAGCGTCAGTACCAAGAGAAGTGGCCAGGTCTGTTCCATGCCAACCAAGTGGCCGTGCTCGATACCGAGACCGACATGTGGAACGGCGATGGCAAGGACATCATCATCTCGACGGTGACGTTCAAGAACAAAGCCATTGTCACGATCCTCGACACATGGATCGAAGGCATTCCAGATGCGGTCAATCAGATCCGTGAGGCTCTGAACACCTACCTCGGCCATCTTGTGAAGCCACGCGGGATTGAGTTCGAGATCGAGATCATGAAGTCCCCTGGGGCCATGGTCAAAAAGTGTGTCGACAAGTGCCACGACTGGATGCCTGACTTCGTGTCCTTCTGGAACATGGACTTCGACATGACGGTGATGATCCGTGCGTTGGAGAACGAAGGCTACAACTTGGCTGAAGTGTTCAGTGCCCCTGAGGTTCCCAAGGAGTACAAGTACTTCAAGTACAAACGTGGTCCAGATCAGAAGGTCAAGGCCGATGGTAAGTCTGAGAACTTGGCATGGTACGATCGGTGGCACACCGTCACAACGCCGTCCAGTCACTTCTGGATCGACAGTGCGGCAGTCTATCGGAACATCCGTCGGGCCAAGGGTAAGGAGCCCAGCTACGCTCTCGACAAGATCCTCAAGAAGAACCTCGGTGAAGACTTCGGTAAACTGTACTTCCCAACCGGTGACTCCTCTGCTCACCCGGGTAGTGTCGAATGGCACATGCAGATGCAGAAGAGCTTCAAGATCCCGTACGTCGTGTATAACGTCTACGACTGCTTGGGTGTAGAGCTACTGGATGAGAAGGTGACTGACCTGAACACCCAGATCGGTATCTTGTCTGGGTCGTCGGAATACAGCATCTTTAACTCCAACCCGAAACGTAACGTCAACGACTTCTACTTTGACATGCTCAAAGAAGGGATGATGACAGGTACGTTGTCGGACCGGATGGAAGACGAGCTGGATCGTCTGCTGCTCGGTAAGGAAGATTGGATCATCACGCTGCCAACGAGTCTGGTGGAAGCGAACGGTGTGTTCATGATCAAAGACTTGCCAACCGTACGTTCATTCGTACGTCGGTACACGTCTGACGCCGACATCGGGTCTACGTATCCGAACGGCGAGATCATCATGAACCTGTCGAAGATGACGACCATGTACGAGGTCTGTCGTATTGCGGGGGTCACAGCAAGCAAGCAACGACTGGTGGGCATCAACCTCACAGGCGGGCCGGTGAACTCAATCGAGATCATGACCGATGTGATGAAGGCACCAGATCCGTTCGAACTGCTGGAAGCTTTCGAGGAAGAACTGCGTCAAGCTGCGTAAACAAAGAAAAAATAAAGCCCGGGCCGTCTTGGCCTGGGTTCTATTTCGTGTGCCCGTAATCAGGGCTTTGGTACCTCCTTCTTGATGATGTTGATTTCTACGTTCTGGTGGATGTCAACACCTTTATTTACTGCGTAGGCTGTTACCCCTGAGTGGATGATCCATGCAAAAGCAATCATCATCAGTCCGTATCCTACTATCTTCATATCGCCAACCTCTACGTTGAACAATTTGACTTCTTTGAACTTGAACCACTTGTCTAATCGGTTTGTCGCCCAGTTTATTGCTTTCTTCATACTGCCTCTCTTATTGTTGTTTACATTCATTTGGTCCTCCGTGTGGCCCTTATTAATAGTGTAACATAACCCCGTTACATGTCAATGACCGTTCGTCGGCTTTGACGGGGGTGACTGGGGAGAACCGCTCTCCCCAGTGCACAGGTTTATTTGCCCTTCTTGTCGTGCAGTTTACGCATGTTGCCATGTAGCTTTGTTGCCATGTACTTCGTGGCGACCTTCAGTTCCTTGCGAACCTTCCGGACTTCATTCTTCGCCCTGAGGGACATGTTGTTGAACTTGCGACGCAGACGAATATCGCGTGGCAGTTGTGGCTTCGGCAGTTCGTAGGACGGGGTGTCGCCATCGTAGTCTGCCTGAGGAGCCCGAAGAGGTCTCTGGAAGATGTCCGATTCAATATCCCGAGGGAATGGCTTCCCTGTTTCTTCTTTCAGCCGCATAGCCCCGACGAGGAGGTCATTGTCCTTGCTCATTCCTTGTCTTCCTTCTTGTCTTCATCACCAATGAACTTCTCAATGGTGTCGTGGACTTCCTTGGGCAGTTCTGGATCAAGGAAGACGGTATGGACAGGCTCTGTACTCTCTGCACCCGGACGGTACATGCGAGCAATAGCCACCGAATCGACCGTGTGGTCTTCCAGATCACGGGGAGGGATGGGTGTACCGTAGACCTGCTTACGGACCAGCCCCTTCCTGCCAAAGCCGTACGTGCCGACTTCCTCACCTTCTGGACTAGGTGGTGTACGACGCTCCAACCAGCCCGTAGCAGTGCAATGAGCCGTCAACGATTCCTTCGCCAGCGATCGAGCCCATGCAGCCAGCCGACGCTTGTAGGACACCTTGACCTTGAGCGAAGCACTGTTGTACTGACGCAGGTTGTGTTTCTTGTCGTCCGTCAGGCCCAACTGATCTTCAGAGCACCGCACCAGCCTGCCACGGTATTCAGAAGTGAGGAACGGTTGGCTGCGAAGCCGATGGATTTGGGACATGCCTTGCGGCGTATCCTTCAACGAGGTCGGGTTCTGCAACAGAGCCTTACTTGCCGAACGGGACTCCAACCCATCAGCAATGAACTTATCCAGAATACTGGCATCGCCGAGGAAGTGCTTGGCATACAACTCAGCATCCCCGTCCCGATCCAGTACGACCGGAGCAGTGATTATTCCACGACTGGCGAATGGTTGGGCGGTCTCCAGTTTGCGGCGAGTGACCCCTTTGTCTTTAGCGACCTGTTCCATTACTGGACCGGTCTCGGAACGTTTCAGACCGGCAGTCATTGCGTCGTGGATGGACTCGTCGGTGAAACTGATGAAGCCGTTCTCTTCAGTCATCCCGCCTCCCAGTATGTCGGCCAGTTTGCGTATGCGTGAACCGAGACCACCTTCAGGCATGAAGTCTTCCAACTTTGGTACAGGACGTTCCAACATCGGATCGTTCTGGAACGGGTTGGTTTCACCTACGTACTGGCAAGGAATGCCGTCTACCATGACGAGATGTTCTTCGTCGTAGCACGGATATACCTTCAGCCAGCTATTGCCGATCCAGGTCCCTTCGAGACGGGTTTCCATTTCGCCGTAGGTCATGCGTGCCCAAGCGTAACCCTGACGTTCCATGGCTACGTACAGGTATTCACAGTGCAGGTCCTTAGCGGACTCCAGCACGGCAGTCGATTGTGCGATCACTGCAAACTTGACACCTTGTGGCAGGTTCAAGCGGAAGTTGGTGATGTGTTTCTTCAGTTCTTCGCGATTCATGGTGAATATCTCTTGGTTAGAAAATAAAAGAGAGGGCGGATGCCCTCTCCTATTTACGGGTGTTAGAAACTCAGGCCGATTGCACCGGCTCCCTTGGTGGTAAACCAACGCTGCTTGACACCGTAGATGTCTAACATGGTTGGGCCAACATTCAACACGTCACAAGTAGCTTCGATAAGATCCATCACATGGATCTCAGGATCGAGGATCTCGATCTTGCCGAAGCCCGCATCAGTTTGTTTTGCCCGGCAGACCACACGGCCATACTGGTCAAAACGCACTTCCCCATCTTCCTTCGAATACTCGATGTGGAAGTACTGCCCCAACGTATCGCAGCCGGTATCATCAATGATGTTAGCAGCAGCGAGTTGCTCCAGACGTTCGATGAACTTCTGGTTCAGTTGGCGAGCGGTGAGTTGTTGAGCCATTGTTGCATTCCTTTACTGGTTAGTGTTGTTTCTTATTGTGGGGAGAAGTCCCCATAGCTTATTCGCTTTCGAGTTCTTTGCGAACACCGTCAAACGTTAACCCCGGCATGCACTTGCCGTCTTCGAACTCATCTGGCCCCGTAGAGTCATTACGTTCGATCTTACCCTCATGGCCCAAAGCAATCAACTCCCTTGCTTCAGTACCATCAAAGTAAGCCCCTGCAACGAAGTTGATAGAGTAGCCACCGCTGCCGGCATAGCCTTCAGCCACGGACACGCCTTGAGCATCCTCGAAGTAGATCTCGCGATCACCAAAAGCATGATCACGCAGTTCACTGCGTTTGCAGTCAGCCAGAAGTTCTTTTGCTTGTTCGAATGTTACAGTCATGGTGATCCTCCTAATGGATCGTGGGGTATGTACACCGCTATCATGTATTGTTGAAAAAGATTCGAATCACAAAAGAAAAGGAGGGGTGCACCCCTCCTCTTAGTCATACCCAGATCGGGTTGTTAATCCGCAGACCTTCCCAGACAGGCAGTAGTCGTCGATGCTGAAGTTTGGCCTCAACCCGCGCTAGGTCAAGTTCTCCATTCTTCACGGCGATGGCCACTAACTCCATGAAGATAGATTCGGATTTCCACACGTTGGTCATCTGGATGTAGTATCCGGGCGGCATCGTCCACGATTCACGAATCCACCAATCTGCTATCCATTGGGTAGTTGGGGTAGCCGGTTCGTCCAACTCTTTCAAAATGTGTGCCAGTACCTGACACGCCATCTTTATTCGCTGGCGACGGATGTACAGCATCTTCCGCTCACCGTACTCTCGCTCAAACTTCCGACTGGTGATAGGTTTGAAGTCCAGCATTGGCCAGATGAGCTTCTGCAAGGCTCGATTGTCTGCCCAGTGTTTATAGGTCCAATACAGTCCGATGATAAATCGCATGTCACCTCTCCTCTATCTACTCTACCCGCAGCAGGACGTTGTCTTCAAACGTGTGCCACAGGTGAAGAGACTGCTTCTCCATCATCACAGCTTGCATCGCAGGGATGTCCAGAGCGTCGTAGGTCGAGGCGTAAGTGGCCAAGGCATGTACGACACTGTTCGATCCGGCAATCGACACCATGCGATCCTGAGAGGCTTGTGTGATCTCTTTGAAGTCCAAGTAGTCGCCCACGACGTTGATGGTCTGTGGGATCTCGTTGTTGGCATACTTGCTTGTCAGGTGTCGCAGGGCTATTGCTGCCAGCATGATTCGCTGACGTGCGACAAACATGCCGCCCTCCCGACCGATCTTCTCCAATGCCCGTGTAGGGATGTGTTGGAGACCACCGTGCTGCTCACACAGTGCCATGTACTTCTTCCCGGCTCGCTGACCACTGAAGTAGCCTGTGAAGTAGCCTTTAATGAAACCGATGTAGTATTGAACTGAACGCATGGTGGATTCCCAATGGTAGGTTATACTGGTGACGGCATAAGTGGAGGCCGAAGCCTCCGAGTTATGCACTGAATTGTGTCGCAGGCATTACTGGTGCATCCACGATCTGTTCAATGACGTCGTAACGCCCTCGATGGAGGAGCAACGCGATCATTGACAGCTTACCCTTATCGCCCGGCGTTTGTGCCTGTAGCGAGAAGCCAAACCGATTGATGACTCTTTCCATGAGAGAAGCGTACTTCTCGTCAATAATGGTCACCTTCATCGATTCAACCAGAGCGAGTAGCGGTATCTGTGCTTCGTCCGCTTCTAGAGAGCGGATCTTCTCTGTACCTAACTCCATTGCGTGGCTGTATGACTTTCCAATGCCCATGAACTGAGCCGTCAGGTCAGCATTGTCATCGAAAGCCCCACGGAATGAAGGATGAAACAGGTAGTAATGCATGTAGCGCTCCTAGTGTGTGCTGCTTCTCCCCAAGCAACGTGGTCCGGCATAACTGCCCGCCTGCCTCGGAAGACAAGCGGGCAAGCTAGAGGCTTTGTCGATCACTGTTCGATCGAGTCACATGTCGCGGCTGGCATGAGCCAGATCGTACAACAGTCCATCCGGGTAACACTCAGGCATCTACTCAGACGGACCTCGAGTAGAGACTGCTCACTGGGTGTGCACCCCCATGAGATGTGTTCAGTTACAGTTCATCGGAATGGGCGGATCGAACACCTCGGTAGTCACTAGACGACCACTGGCATTGCCCAGCCCATCTTCCTCAAGAACTATGAAGCCTTTGGAGCGCAGTAGATAAGGTTGCGGTGGAAGGGTGAAGAACCCATCTGGTGGAGTCCAACCTTCCAACTTCAACTTCTCCAGATCAATCGGAGGAGACGGGGGTGCTTCTAAACGCCGCCTACGAGCACCTTTACGATTGCACATTCTCAACTCCGAAATAAAAGACAGTGAAGCCGTGCTCCTCTCGTGTCCGGGACTTTTCCCTCATCCTGAGGACTATACCCGCTGTTCACCTTACGAGGGTTACTTTGGGCTCGGCTAACGAGTACAGCTTCACTGGCGCGCTCTTGGGGTGAACGGGGGAATCGAACCCTCGTGCGACGATTCACAGTCGTCTGCCTTACCACTCGGCCACGCACACCACAAATTGAATCAACCAGCGGGACGGCGTCCGCCTACACCCTGCGCGCCGCGCAGGAATGCCACTGATTGAAAGGGTCGTCCTAGGGAGACTCGAACTCCCGACCTCTGCCGCGTTGTTAAGCCCCTGATTCCCCCGCTGAGGAGGGAGGGGCTTGAAAGGCAGCGCTCTAACCGACTGAGCTACAGGACTAAAATGGCTCCACGACCTGGACTCGAACCAGGGACACTACGGTTAACAGCCGTATGCTCTACCAACTGAGCTATCGCGGAATGGCGTTCACTGCTGGGCTGTACCCAGACCCCCTGAGCGACCTACCCTTGTCCGGTTGACCCGCAGGCGACCGAGGATAAGCTGCCAATGGGCAGTGAACGGTTTATCAACATCTTCAAGTAGATTTCACCTTGCCTACGCCGGTTGTTACTTTCTACTCGCTGACCCGAAGGTTGACTCCCTGCATCCAGGCTCACGCTTTAACTGGATACTTGAAGATGTCGACAACTGGAAGAGGTATCTGGGATCGAACCAGAGAATGATGGGATCAAAGCCCATTGCCTTACCGCTTGGCTATACCTCTAAATGTGGCGGCTCCAAGGGGACTTGAACCCCTGACCCCCGGCGTGACAGGCCGGTGCTCTAACCAACTGAGCTATGGAACCTATGACAGCTACCATCCCGCCGCGCTGCGGCCCGTCTACACTGCCAGCACCACGATCTTATTCAGACCGCTGCTGAGAATTGAGGTTGGGACCCGACGTGCGGCAATCCCGTCCTACGACGATTCATGGGAGGTACAACTCTGCATCCCACCGCCAAGGCAGTGGGCAATAAATGGTGGAGAGAGAAGGATTTGAACCTTCGAAGTGCGATCGCACGTCAGATTTACAGTCTGATTCCTTTAACCGCTCGGAAACCTCTCCGGATAGGGTGGAAAGGCCTAGGACGTTTTTCGCCTACAACCGTTTTAAGGGGTAAGGGACAAAGGCTCTTCACATAGACTACGTACATCGTGTATTTTTTTACACGATTACAAGGACTTACCGGAGAGACAGGCATAAACGCCGTGCTTTTGCACGGCGCTATGCAGGAGGGTGTTACACCAGACGACGGTTACCGTCGGCCAGTTGGACTTCGATTTCGATCTGGAAGTCTTCAGAGAACGAGGAGGTCACGTGAGTGATACCGCGCTGTACGTCCATGCCGATGTCGAACAACAGTTCTTCACCGATGTCGCCCGAGATGCCGAAGCCACGCACCATCTTCTCAACGCGCACAGTGGCGTCGTCGATCTGATCGCCATTCGGACCAAAGACCTTGACGGACTTGACCGGGACGTTGTAGATAGTGCCGGTGTAGCAGCATGCGTCGATCTGACCTTCCAGCGCCTTGAAGATGCGTGGCATGATGTCGAAGCGAGTGCCGTTGGCCACCGAGAAACGGATCAGTGCTTTGTGCTGAACACGGGCTTCTGGCAACAGCAGTTCCAGACGCTGGGTCAGAACGGTTTCCAGACCTTGCATCAGACGCAGTTGCTCTTGTTGCAGAGCAAGCTGGTGGATGTCGAGGACTGGCAGGTTTTCGATGCTGCTCAGTTGAGCTTCAGTCAGCTCTTCTTTTGGCAGCGTCAGCAGCTCTTGACGGAACAAGAAGTCAGAGAGCTTTTGAAGACGATCGTAGTTCTCAGCACGCTCGCCTTTGAGGCGCTGAATGAACGGAGGCAAATCGGAAGCATCACCGATAGCGATGTACGCTTTCTCGAACGTTTCCACTGGCGAGAGGCTCACGTAACCGTCTTCGTATTCGACTACGTAGACTTCCTCTTCCATGTTTGGATGGTTACCGCCGACTGCGCGGGTTTCAGCAGCCAGGCTGCGGGACATCTTGGCAGCGCGAACAATCTTGGTGCCAGTGTAGTGTTGGTAGGTTGGAAGCGACATCGGTAGATCCTTACCGTAATGAGAAATAGGCGGGGGCTTGTAGCCGTTCCATGTTGCGGACGGGTGCGCTAGGTTCGAAACGAGGTAGATGGCCTCTCTACAAACCCCCTAAAGCAACCAACGTGATGGCACATTGGTCTTTCATAGACTACTTCTCAAACGGACTTTTTTACTCGGCCCGGAGGCGCTTGTCCAATTCGTCACCCAGGATGTTGTAGGTATAGCGGTCCAGGGTGCCCGACTTGATGCAGCTGTTCGCGTGATCGTGCTCGAAGCCTTCGAGCTGGGCGAGGGTGGCGCAGATCGTGTACGAACGAATGCGTCCTTCACCACACTGAACGTAGACCACTTCAGCACCGGCGTCACGTTGCTCTTCAGCGAACTTGAAGATCTCTGCTGCACGCTCTGGTGTCATGCAACCTTCCGGGTCGAGTTCCGGAGCATGGTCACGAGGGAAGAACATCACTTGCAGCAGTGGACGTTGGTCCTTGCCGGGGATGGCTACGCCGTTGCTGTAACGGTCAGTGATCGAGATCACAGGGGCTTTGGGGTCGACTTGTTGCAGACGGCCCTTGCTGATGTTAACGAGACGGGTCATGCGTTTCTCCTAGGGTTACTTCAGTTGGTAGTCTTTGACGATCTTACCGCCGACTCCGGCGTTAATGACCATGGGGTTGATCCAGATGGTTTTACCAGATCGTTTATAAGTACGGTCATGACCACGGCGATCATGTTCGCGACTCTGACGACGTTCACCGCAATCGCCAGTCTCAGTCCGACCTGCACTGACGATACGCTCTGACTTGTTGACCACCAGAATCCGGTAGCTGTCATACGGCAACGCTTTCTTACGTTGTTCGGTGAAGGTCATCTTCTTGGCAGGTATCTCCTGCTCAGAGATGTTACTGAAGGCAAAGGCTTCGCACAACTCACAGAGAGCCAGGGTTGGTCCTCGCATGGTGGCACCGGCCAGCTTCTCGAACCACTCCTTGCTCAGGCCAATGTCATTGGTCAGGGTGCAGGGGAGGATGCCGCTCTCAAGAAGCTCAAACATCGGGCCTTTCTCTGAGGGCATCTTGGCGATGAACGGTGCACTGATCCACGTGCTTTGATCAGGCACGTGACTGACCACGGTGATCTCAATAGGGCCTGCGCCTTCCTGAGTGGCGATCACAATGATCTTGTCCCGATAACAGTGACCGGAGGTCATCAGTTTCAGTATCGGGTCCTCAATGTGGTGCAGGGCGGCTTCGGCTGCTATTGCTGCCAGATAGTCTTCCTTGTGGTAATACTCAATCACCACACAAGGGTAGGGCAACCGGATCTTCTCCGGAAGACAACGCAGGTTGTTGTCCAACACCCGACCACCTTCCGGCAGTGCGAACTTAGGAGCTGTCATGGCTGCTTGAAGCGTCGCTGCCAACTCATTGTTACCGGCAATCCGCTTCGAGCGTTTGAAGAACTCCATCGCTGTTCGGAAATAGTTAGGACCTTCCATTCTTTCTCCTGCTGTCGCCTAAGGCAACCGTGATATCTGCTTGGATGAACGGGTAGATGGCTCGGTAGACGTAACTGATGTCGTCTTCCCAGCTCAACCCGCCATGTCCACAGCCCATGGGTGGTAAGACAATGCGTCCGAGTCTGTGCCGTTGGGCCAAGACTGCAATCTTGTTGATGTGATGGACAACCAGACTACGGGGAGATGCGTCTCGCCAGTCTAGTTTCGTGGGCACCAACAGATAACGAATGTCGTTGTGTTTATACGTGATGATGTTCCCTGGCTCAATCGTTGGGTACATCTTGCGATAGTGCTTGTGAAGCCCTGGGACCGTGTTACGGGCAGTTCGAGCCACTCCGGCTCCCATTGCCCCGACCAGATTGATCGTGATCACACGGGTGTCCGCAGGGACGTCAAACAGGTCTTGTTCCACGATCGTTAGTGACATTGAGATGGCCTCTGGTGTACAACTTGATAATGTATCGTCTTAACCAAATCGAATAAAAGGAGGGCCGAAGCCCTCCCCTTACTTTTTCTTTCCGCCAGGCGGACCCGCGACACCACCCATCAACTTGTTGACCTCGGTGTCCTCTTTCGTGGAGACCGTGTCACACCGCTTGAGGACTGCTTCCGCACGATCACGGGGCATCCTCATGAAGGTGTCAAGTGACATGCCGGTGTATTTGAGTACGTTGGCAACCAAGTATCGCTCAAGGTACACATCAAACGGATCAACCAGTGCCAGGTCTTCGGACTCGTGCATCGCAATCGAGGCGTACGGACTCATGCCTTGAGAGCTTTGTGCGTGGACCCCGAAGTAGTCGTCGTAACACTCGGTGATGATGATCTGGGCTGGAATGCTGTCAAGAGTCCCTTCGAACTTTGACAGCACTTCGTCAAGGGCAGTGATGCTGTCCTTGTCCTCCAGCTTGTCCATCCCGAACCGACGATCACCAGCATGGTAGCCTAACGGAAGGGTTAGACTGCCGCGCCTTCTACTTGGCTGATCTTCAGTGCGGCTAGGGTGAAAAAAACGTAACCGATGTCGATTGGGATCAAGTACGGATGCGTTTGGTCTTCAGGCTCCTTCTGGCACGCCGGGCACTTGACTTTCGGCAGGCCGATGTAGGAGACCGTGGACTTCTTGATCCATTCGATGATTTCGTTGGTGAAGCGATCACCGACTTCTGGGTCTTCGGACAACATCTCGAGGATACGGTCTTTGTTCACCAGGTCATCGTAGATCACCGGCGCCGAGTCAGCGTCCAAGGCGTGCTCGAAGTGAGCCACCCAATGACTGTACTGACGCAGGTTCGTCAACGCACCACTGCGCATGATGTGTCGAACGCGGTCCATCTCAGACAGACGCGCACCGAACGCATCGTTGGTCGCTTTGGAGATACCGTCAACCCACACGTGACCGGAATCGATCTGTGCAGCCAGCGAAGGCACCTTCAATACCGCAGTCAGGTTGTTACCCAGTGCGATACGCTTTTCAGTGAAGGTGAACTCGGCTTGGTATTCAGCCAGCCACTTCGCATCACGCTTGGCGCTACGCGAGGCCATCTTCAGCGCTTGGCCCGGGGTGAACTTGGAACGGTCAACAAAGCCCATACGAGCAAAGTTGATCAGCACTTCGTCGACGTGCTTGCACTTGTCCGGATCGGCAACGCACGGCTGACGCAGCGGGTAACCGTCTGGGTACATTGCACAGGCCAGACCCCACAGCACTTGCTGGTAGTCACGGCTACGGATCACGTCCATCAGCTCATCAACAGTCTCGCCAGTTTCAAAGGCGTAGTTGACGGAGACGACGTGCTCCAGAGCGAAGCGCATGTAGGTTTCAACAGTGTAGACTTCCACTGCCGAGAACACCATGCCGTTCGAGGAGCGACCGAGGTTCATCTTCTCCATGCGGGTCTTCTGTTCGAAGTCCAGCAGAGCCTGGATGGTCGGGGCACGGAAGGTGAGCCACAGACCGGTGTTCCACAATGGCACTTGCACCATCGAGCCTTGGCCAAAGGTCGCACGGATTGCCATGATCGGGTCTTTCATGTTGGCAGGTTTGACCTTACCAGCACCCAGAGCCGTTTCATTGTGCATCAACGTGTTGTGCCAGTTGCCTTCTTTGTCGATGCCGTCGAAGTACATGTCTTGCCATACGGCGGACAGACTGCGGGACAGGTTGACCAGACGGCGGTCTTCAGGCGAGAGGGTCTTGGCCTTCTCGTCAGTGAGATCGTTCAGACCACGGTGATCCATGATCATGCCCATCTCTTCCATGCCGACCTTCAGCGCAACGAGGCCTGGGCGACCTGGATCGAGGTCTTGACGTTTGAACATGGGTGACGCCATGGTGACGTGCGGGTTCGGACTGTCGAACTCTGCCCACAGTCCTTCGATTTCCATGCTGACTTCGGGTACTTGTTCTTCTGGAGCTTTAGCAGTGGCCGCTGCTGTGGTGGCTTGGGCGAATGCTTCAGCGCTGGTAGCGCCGTCTACGTTCGGTACCAAGTTGGACGTGTCCAATTCCACCTCGTCCATTCCTTCATTCTGGGGTTTCTGGTCGTCGCTCATGTCTCTGCCTTATCACGCAGTTTTCTTTTCGGAACGAACAAGATCACCAATCAGGTCCATCAGCTCACCGGAATGGGGAGAGACGGTTGCAGTGGTCTGTTCAATGAAATCATAGTAATCACCACCGGCCTTCAACAGGACAGGGTGATTAGGATTATTCAACACAGCTGAGGTGATCTCAGCGCTGTGCTTGGACTTGATCCCGTCGAGACGTTTCTTCATCTCTTCCAGATCACGTTTGATGATGCGGGTCAGCTCAGCGACGCGCTTGCCGTTTGGAGATTTGCTCCAGTCGTAACGAGCAGCGTCTTGGGTGGTTGTAGCGAAACTGTGCAGAAGTCTCAAGGACTGTTGGTGAAGGGACTGCAACCCCTGACTCCGTGTAAGCTTGGACATGATCGTTTGAACCCCAGTAATATGGAAAATGGACTGGCCAATTATTTGTACTTTACTCATAGTAGGTCGGCTAAACTTTTTTTATTAGGAATACACAATGTTCCAAGAACTCTCTGACATTCTTCTGGACAATGTGCACCCTGCCATCTACAGTGGAATGGTGTCACTTACCCGGGCGCTGGAAAAGCATCAAGCTGTCCAGTACAAGGAGCGCATCATTCAATTGCGGATGGATGCGAATAACCGTGAACCACTCACCTTGACTGACGAAGCGATCTCGATCGTCTACGATCAGGTGCGTGCCCTGACCCAACAGATGAAAATCCAGTTGGAGTTGGACACCTTGAGCATGGACAAGCTTTCCATGATCCTGGAGTGTCTGACCTTTACGCCAAGCGATAATGATTCAGAGTATCTGGCTGCTTTGGATGCCGGAGAAGACTCTGAAGACACCCTGCACGACATCTTGGCCATCTACATGCAGTGCGAACCCATCGAACTGATGGAGTACGTCACGGGTGTAGACGGCGCAGTCATCATTGCCATCCGTGAAGTCGTGGAACGTAACCTCAGCTACCTCGAGAAGGCAGAAGAGGGTGTCCAAGACGCCGTGGTACTGCTCAACAAGCACCAAGCGTTGGTCGGTGAGAAGTTGACGGTCGGTATGGAGTCGTTGTCAGCGGGTATGGGTGTAGGTGTCTCGGCTGAAGAGCTGGTGAACCAGTCCCGTGGTCGTTTGGCTGACCTTCCGGCTGAAGACTTGGCGGATCAATTGATTTCCATCGCCATTATCGCCAAGACCCCACGTGATGCTCTGCAAGATGAAGTCATGTTCTTCGCAGAGAACATCATCCAGGACCCGTTCATGGTTCAGAAGGCTTACAAGCGCGTTACCAAGCGTTTGGCTGAGCTGCCCCCGGAGAATACGCCGTGAAGAAGCTTGACTTTTACATTGATGCGTTGCAAGCAGGCGCTTACCGTCGCAAGGACTGGGTCATCAGTGCTTTTTCGGTGGTGCGTGAGCAAGCATCGTTCCATGGACCGGTTCCTGAGGCCCAAATGGGTAACGGGGACATCAGCGGGACGGAACTGTACTCCATTCGCTACGGTCGTGAGAGCACTGAGGTGTTTGTACCGACCATGGCCGGCAATGAGTGGATCTCCATTCAAGATACCGTGGCCATGACACCGTTGTTCTACCCGGCTGACCCGTTGAACGTGACCCCGGCCATGATTCCGAACTGCAAAGCCGCCGTGGAGTCCACGTTTGGTGATTTGCTGTTCAACTGGATCGCCTTGGTGGAGCCTTTCCATGATCGCATCGACTATCAGGTCGGTCCGGTGAAGATTGGCAACATCGAACGCATCATTGCCAAGAAGTTGGTGGACGATCCGGAGATCTCAGGCATCGAACCCGGTCCTGACCAGATCCCGGTGAAGATGTACATGCGCTTTGGTCGTTGTGTAGGGGCTCTGGCAGGCTTTACGCAGATCTTCGTGCCTACGTTGACACCCAAGTCACTCCAGACTGACCCTCAAGTGCGTGTGCGCCGTGGTGAACTGCTGGAAGAGAACGCTGATCGTCTCCATGACCCTGTTGTCGTGGCTAAGATCCAGAACGAACTCATCGACATGGACAAAGCGTGGCTCAAAGACGACCCGTCCGAAGGTTTCCTCTTGTCGAACAAGACGTGGGGCACGGCACGTAAGCGGATGTTCCTCATTCACGGTCCAGAAGCAGGCTTCAACGAGGGCGGTAACGCTGAACTCGTGGTCAACTCGCTGGAAGAAGGCTGGGACACCGACAAACTGGTGGCCATGTTCAACTCCACACGTGCGGGTTCCTTCTATCGGGGTGCTTTGACAGCCCTCGGCGGGGAAGCGGTGAAGTTCTTCATGCGAGTCTTCCAAAACGTGGCCATCTCGGAAGAGGATTGCGGGTCCCGACTGGGGATCGAGCGGACCATCGAGAAGGGTCAGGGCGAATACTACGCCGGTCTGTGGGAAATTACCTCCACAGGCATCACGTTGCTCACGGAAGAACGTGCCAAGAGTCTGGAAGGCAAGACCATCCGCACTCGTTCCCCTCAATTCTGCAAGACAGGCGGTACTGACTTCTGTGCCCGTTGCGTAGGTGATGCTCTGGCAGCTATCCCATTCGCTATCGGTGCTGAAAGTACCTCTGTCGCTTCCAAGTTCATGGACATCATGATGGCCTCGGCTCACGCTAAGGAACTGAAGACGGCCAAGTTGAACGTGTTGGAAGCATTTACCTAAGGGTGCCTCATGAGCGACAAATACAACGGCAACTATCCCAAGGCGTGGACAGTTCAGGAAACGGCCACCTACATCGAATCGGGAACCGAGCCTCCCAAGACCAAGAACGGTCTATGGGTAACCGATGAGGAACGTGAAGAAAGGGAATTGAAAGACTGGTCCCTGGCTGAACTGTTCGCTCTGGCCAACGGTGAGCTGTATTCGTTCCACACCACTGGCAATGATGAGTTCTATCAGGCTGTTCGTGGTAAGGCGCTCCTTGATGATCGTGATGCGGTCAAGTGGGGTGAGGAAGATCTCTACAACTGGCTGTTGTTTGAGCGTCCTCCAGAGAAAAGCCCGAACGGTTACTACATCAGTGACCCTGAGCGTTGGGTCAAGGATGCCAGCAAGTGGAACGACACTGAATTGGCAGACTTGGGTGCGGGTTACTTCGGGGAACCGGAGAAGAGCCAGCTCTACATCCTCGATGAAGCGTCTGATCGGTTCGCTCTCCCACACGGCATCACGTGGGAAGACTTCTGTCTGTACATCACGACCAAAGCAAAGCCTGCCATGACGAGCAATGAGTTACTGGTCAATGACCGTAACCGTGCTGGCAAGTTGATCAGTGACTGGTCCGATGAAGAAGTCGAAGCGTGGTTGCTTGACGAGATCGTTGTCGAAGACGAGAAGAAGACAGCTCTGCTACTGGCCCGTTCCATTCAACTGTTCAATGCTGGACGGTACTGGACGCAGCAGATGGTCAAGGACTACGTCATTCGTGACATCTATCCTGACGTCGACTACAAGTCGTACACCGACGAACAGCTGACAGTCCTTGCTGAACAAGACAACGACAAAGAAGCTCAACATGAGTTGCTCAGTCGTCATCCAGCGTTTGATCCACCACCGGAGCCCGAAGATGAACCAGCCCCAGTACCCCCTGTTGCCGAAGAACCGGTCGACGACGGAGGAGCGGAAGAACAAGGACCTGATCCAGAAGACGGAGGCCCTGTTGACGAGCCTCAAGAACCTGGACCTGAGCCGGATGCACCTAGCGATGACGATAGTGGCCCGGAGGAAACGGAACCGCCTGCGGTGCTCTGGACGGATCTGGTCCCGGAAGGTACGCCAGTCTATGAAGCGCTTGTCGCTGGGACATCTGATGAGCTGATTGCCAACACCGATCGTCGTCGTTTGCTCAGTGCTTCCAAGTGGACACTGGACGAACTCATCGGTTGGGCTCGTGGTCTCATCGGCAACAGCATGAACACCACTGACGACACCCTTATCAACGCCTTGCGCGTCGCTCTTGGGTCGTTCGTCACTAACTGGTCTGACAGTGTGGTAAAAGCCTTTGTCGTCTCTCAGGAGCTTCCTGAGGGCTTTGCGACCGGGGTTCTGGTGGAAGACTGCATCCGTGATCGCATGCACCCGGGCGACTGGCGTGATGAGGAAGTCAAGGCATGGGCAGCGGATAAGATCCGTACCAGTGTCCCTGATGACCGTATCCTCTTAGCGGCTCGGAACCGGTTCAAGATCCCAGACCGGCTGAACGACGAAGAAGCCAAGGAGTACATCGTGACAGGTATCTTGCCTGATGACACGATTCCTCCGATCGAGGCATGCAAGCCTGTGTCCAAGCGTCAACTGGATGCGTGGTTGAAAGGCGATCTCCCGGCTGACAAGGCCGATGAAGAACGTCTGTTCGTGCAGGCTCGCCAAGCGTACGGCATTGACATCCATTGGACCAATGCCCATCTCCTCGCCTACATCCGTAACGGCTCTTTGCCTCAGCGGTTGGCAGATGGGACTCTGGTGGAAGATCGGATGCGTTGTGCTGACACCTGTGTCAATTGGTCGTGGAAAGAGTTGCGTGCTTTGGCCTCTGGCCAGATCACGGCTACCTTCGCCATCACCGATGCCATGGAACGTATCCGTCGTTTGATTGACGTGCAGTTCGGCGTAAGCCCTGCTCACTGGTCGGACGAGGATGTCCTCAACTACCTGGTCACCAACGACAAGCCTAAGGCATTGGAAAGCGGGGTCTACATCAATGACCCTACCCGTCCAATGAAGCAGGCTATCGAATGGCGTGACGCTGAACTCAAGGCGTGGTTGCGCGGCGAGATCACCGAAACCGTCAAGGCTCCAGAAGAGGTTCTGTGGGACGAGATCTACATTCGTTTCCGTGTTCCGTTGTTCTGGTACCGTGAGGATGCCAAATCGTATGTGCTGACCGGCAAGCAAGTCCCTTCGACACCGTCAGGCATTTGGGTACGTGACCGTAACCGCGATGCCCGTCCGGTGAAACATTGGACACGCCGGGAAATCAAGGCCTGGTGCCGTGGGCAGATCATGCCTTCGATCACTGCCAGTCCTGAGACAATGATCAAGCGTGCTGCTGATCTCTTTGGGGTAACCACCCTGCTCGATGCTGATTCGATCAAGAAACGAATCAGTGCCATCACTGAGGAATCCATGACCATGACCGTTAAATTCGTTGACAACGACCTGAAGTCGTACGAAGAAGGCCGTAAAGCAGCCGGTGACAATGCCGCCGCCGCTGCGCCTTACCAGACGCTGCTGGACCGTTGCATCAGCCGTGTACTGCGCCTGGAAGGTGAAGACTTCGTGCAGGGTTGGACCGAACTGCTGAACTTCTTCCACAAGAACAGCAACGGCATCATGTCCGCCAAGAAGATCTACACCGGCGTTGGCCAGATGTCGATCACCCCTAAAGGCCTGCGTCTGTTCAACAACATGACGTCGGTCCTGATGCAGACTGCTGACCCGGCGACCCGTGATCGTCAAGTCAAAGTCATCGAGTGGAATGCTTCCCTGAAGGAAGTGACCAACGAGAAGACAAGACAGAGCATTCTCGCGTATTACGGGTTGAGCTAAGCTCTAGCCCGAACAAAGAAAAAAGAAAGGAGACAGGAGCCCTAGGGCTCCTGTCTCTATTCCGTTAGACAAAGTTCCAGTCAGGATCATCAGAGTTAAGCTTATTGCGGATAGTGGTGCGACCCATCTTCAATTCACTCGCGGCGATCTGGATACTGGGGTATGTAGTCCCATTAATCACGATCTCCTTCTGTCGAGCCTCACCTATACGGCGCTTGTGTTCATCAGAGTGAGGTCTGCCCTTACCGATCTCGGAGAGTTTACGACAAGTCTCTTCAGACGGTGGAGCGCGGTGTATTGCAGCTACACGCATCCGTTGAAGTGTCTCTTCGCTGTATACTCTCCCGAGATTAGCTTGACGACACTTCTCTCGACTCTCTTCAGGCATCCCATGAGACCATGCAGCAATCGATCCCGTACCAAGGTTGGCACAGTCCGGGTCACCATGATGGAAGTTAATGAGGCTCTGTTCAAGCCGCTTTGAATGATCTTCCGATGTTGCAGCGATGTACTCCACCTCAACATTGTCCCAGCTCGTAAAGCCGCGTTGTAGGTTTTCATTCGGATGGTTCCCGAGATTAAAACGACTACGATGATCTCGTAGTCGCTTATCGAGATTATTGGTGCTTCCGACGTAGAACGTGCCGGACTGGGTGTCTGTGATTTTATACGCTGCAACGATCGGCTTTGTCATGCCGAGATTTCGATGATCGATTGCCACTTGTTCAGTTGTTCGTGTTGATAGCTGAACAGCAACGTGAAGTTCAGGAAGTCATCCCCCATCTCTTCGTTGTGACGATGACACACCGTCATCACTTCGTAGAGTTTCGTTTTCTGTTCCTCTACTTCGGGCCATCCCAACTTGCTATCGCGAGGAAGGACAGACAGATACTGTCCTCCATTCGGTGAACAGGTATGGACACCCGTATGTTGCAAGCCAAGCTCTTCACACTTGGCCAGTACCTTTGCCATCCCCTGCTTGTCGGAGATAGCGTACACATGCAACGTCCTGAATCCGTACTCACTCATTACCTTCTCCCTTACAACAATGCGATTTCATCACGCTGCTTTTGCAGCTCTTCACCAAAGCACGTCAGATACATTTCAGGATAGCGTGCATAACCGCCAACCCCAAACTTCTCTTTCAGATGCTTGACCGATTCTTCGTACCGCTGCCCTTCCGATTGTTCCGGATGATGAGCCACTCGATACAGAATCGCTCGCTCCAACATATCCGAGACATTCCCCGGCAACATCCGATCCGCAGCATTGATCAGCTCACAGAACTGACTATGGAACGAACCCTTAAACGATGCCCGATGCTGATGACATCCCCACGCGACCATCTTCGTTTCCAATGGATCAAGATTATCGAGGATCGCTGGATGATCTGTACTCATCATCCAATGGAAACTCAACTCATGATGATTCACGCGACTCCACGCAAACATATCGTGAAAGTACGCAGCAAATAGAATCAGTTTCGGATCATACCCAAAGTCCATCCGATTACTGATCGCAGTACCACATTGAAATACCGCTTCAAAGTGATTCTCCCGATGCGCTTTATCATTCAGTTCCCACACATGCGAGAACCCTTTAATAATCTCTTGACGCCATTCTGGAATATTCTTCACTGCTCACTCCTTAGTGATGGTTATCTCACCTTTACAATGTAGGGTTACAGATTCTTGGAATCAAAAAAGAAAGAGGGCCGAAGCCCTCTCCTTTTATTCTGCGGCGAAGCGCAGTTCAATGCGCCCCATTGTGGTGAAGTGTTGGGTCATGGCTGTCATGGTCAGTAGCTCACGCAGGTTATTAGCCTGGAACTTCTGATCGTTGATGCCCGTCTGATGCCGGTGCATCCAGTAACCTTCCAACTCGGTGAGTTTCTTACGAGTGGTCGGATATGCTGACATTGCATCGTCCCAGCTTTCCTGCTTGATGAGGGCCATCGCGGCTGGGATGCCGTTGTACAGCGCTTGCTCGTACCGTTCGACATTTGCCCATTCGTGAGAATTGATAGCCCTGTAGACCTCGTACAGCTCCTCTAGAGCACAGACGAACAGATGCCAGTGAACCAACCGTGCACCAATTGAATTGCTCATCTTGCTTAGACCTCTTTCATTTCTAATTCGTGACGGTCAATGAGACCTTGTAGGAGGTTGTCCATGTCGGCCAACAAGTCTGCCACCAACAACGGGTTCTTCCACCAGTAGTTAACTGAACGGTCGTGGTTACGATCGTCCTCGTTGCGCAAGTGCATGACCGACACCTTGAGGATGTTCGTCGGGTTGCAGTTCCAGTCACGCTTGGTAGAGAACTGGAGACGGTAGCCATTCCAATCATCCACGTAGACGTACGACCGGTTGGACTTGCCGTAACCGCCCATGTCAAGCAGGATTGCCAGTTGCTTGACGTTGTGCTCGTCGGGCACTTCGATCGGGTTCTCGCGGGTACCGTAGTAGTGCTGACTGATCAGGAGAGCGGAATCCTCTACAGTCACTGGTTCGATTTCCCAGATCTCCAACATGCGAGGCAAGAGTTGATCGTACAAGGTGCGTTGGAGATAGGACATCTCGACGTCCACGTCATACGGCACATGGAACAGTGGGCACTCTAACCGCGCAGCGCTGCGGGAGAAGTTGGGAACCACCAGCTCCATGTCGTTGTTGGCCCAGTAGTAGATGGCGTCCTTCCGACGGAAGTTGAGGATGACTTGGTTATCGTAGTCCTCAGGCCCGTCCAGGAAGAAGTGCCACTCTTCGTCGCCCTCAGGGTTTGCCCACCCCGCAAGGAAGTAATCAAGGACATCTTCCCACGGCATCTGCGGAACTGTGTAGCCACGTTCTGGACAGAGGTTCTTCAAGATGGTGCGATCAGGGACTTCGATCTTCTTGCCCGTCTGGATCTCATACATCTTGGCTATCGGCGATTCGCCAAAGAACAGCTCGGAACGCATCGACCCCATCATCTGGTTGAACAGATTGTTAAGGTCCATGCCCAGGACTTGGAGCACAGGGACCAGTTGCGGGTAAGCGTGCCCTATGTGGTTGTTCATGAGATTCTGGGAAAGCGTACCGGCCATGTGCATGACCATGTTTTCGTTATCAGGTAGCATCTACATCACCCCAAGTTGAATTTCTTTGGTTCATCGACGGTAATGCCCAGTCGAGCCATTACCGAGTTGGCGAAGAAGTCTTTTCGAATGTCCTCTACATTGTGATCCCAGACGCGTTTTGCGTACGCCTCGAACACGTCTGGGTTGCGCTTGGGCATTTCCTTTATTAGGAGACGTCTGGCCTTGGCTTGTTCATTGAGCAGTTGCTGGAATTGTTCTTGCCAATCGATTTCATCCATGGCCTCTTTACAGACGCAGGCGTAACCGTGTGGGTCAGCACCAACGCAGGACTGGATTGGGAACGCCCGGTTACCGCAGAAGACGCAGAATCGAGTGTGTGCATGGATACCCATCGTCGAAGTGGGTTTCGCCTCACTGATCGCGTCCCAGCTCGTCCTGTAGCCTGTGTTGCCATCGCCATGACTGGTGCCCACGAATCCCTTGCTGAAATGCTTGTGGGATCGGGGATCGGCGTACTCTGGAATTGCCATTACTTGCTCCTAATCGAATAAATGGAGGACCCGAAGGTCCTCCACCTCAATCACTTCTTGTCAGACTGCGATTCAGCGTACGCATCTGCGATCATCGCTATGGTGCCTGGTGCGTCAGGGTCCTTTGGATCAAGGGTGATCTTCACAGTCTTGCCCAAAGCCGCAGACAAGTCATCGGCCCACTCTTCAATGCAACCCTTCATCATGGATTCATTGGTGGCGATGCGCACGTCTGCATTCCAGCCCACAGCAGCCATGTGCTTGACCATATCGTGCTCCAGCCGCGGGGGAACATCGTTCTCACGAGGGTTCAGCCAGAAGCCCACGTCGATGTCCTTAGGACTGCTGTGCATGACCAATGCGTAGTGGTTCAATGTGCCGATCTGGATGACCAGCTTTGGCTCGCGGCTGAAGACAGGGTATTGAGACCGCTTGATGCGACGAACGACCACGCCTGTTGGCGTCCGCATGCTGAACCGCCCAGTCACGAAGTTGTACTCGAACCAGAACACTGGGCAAACGAAGTTCAGGGTCTGGTTCAGGCGATCCAGATCTGCTTTCCCGAGAGGATTGCCTAGCTCCTTAAAGATCACGGGCGCAATGACTCGGTACAGGTTGCGAATGGTGTCGTCGTATTCGGACCACTCGTACAGGCGGGCAGGTGCCACCAAGAAGTACGTGTAGCTGTTTGGGTTCCCCAGCGTGAGGCGAAGGTTAGGGACTTGGTCGATGTTCTTGACCGACCCGCGTTTGTGTCGCACCTCGGTGACCGTCAGCACATGACTGAAGTCCAGGTGCTCGGTCTCACACACCTTTTGGATGAGGATGGCGAGGTTCTCGGATGACAGGCGCATGCCGTCGTAGATCCGGAGTGAATCGCACAGCGGTGCGCCTAGGACTTCACGCAGGAACCCACCTTTGAATTGGCGGTTCAGCATTGAATCTAGGTTGCTTCGTGTATCGGACATGGCTGTATCTCCAAAACCGACTGGCCTCATTTGAGGGCTTATTCTGTCGGTGAATTGATACAGGAACGGAATGCTCCTGCAATCTGCCCAAGCCGGGCAAATACGGTGTGTTGCTTGTACGATTGGTTGAGTTTGTTTTCTTTGACATTCGGAATAAAAGGAGGGCCGAAGCCCTCCCGTTATCCGTTCGTGGTGAGGACGTACCGCGACATGACTTCCATATGCGAGACTACCTTGCCTTTGAAGAACTCCTGCTTGTTCCTGTGGTACTTACAGTGCTGCTCGATTTCCAAGCAACCAAAGTAAATGAACTCAGGGGTGACGTCAGGCCAGCCGATCAGGGGACGGGTACGGCCCAGTACCTGTTCGTTGGATTGACGCGAGTCAATTGCAGTCGACATGAACGAGCAACGCAGGTTCTTGATGTCGATGGCGGTACCGCCCGAGCCGATGGTGGTGACACCGATGTCAGCTTCCAGCAATTCCTCGTAGGAGTCCCCCTCAGAGCCGACGTAACGAACGACGTTCAACTCTGGGTACATCTTCTTCAGACGCTCCACAAACAGCGTACAGAGGTCCACACGGGCAAAGAACACCAGTGCCTTCTGTCCTTCCTCACGTACCGATACAAAGCGGTTGTAGATCGCATGGTCGATGATCTTGAGGTAGGACTTCAGAAGCCCCTTATGCCGCATGACGGATTCTTCGAACGTGGTGTGCGAGTAACCCTGAGCCCCCATGAACTTGATCCGAACTTCCGGGTCCATGTGGTACAGGATCGCAGTCACACCAATGTAGACGTTGTAACCCCCGCCATCGTGGCGCTGTTGCGTTGGGTAAGCAATGTCATACATGCGGTTCTTAAACGCGTCAGAGCTGACCATGGTGGCGGACAGGCCCAACGACTTGTACGTGTGAGTGTACAGGTCAATGCGGTAGTTGTTGTGGAACTCTTGGTGCAGCTCATCCGTCACCCGGAAGCCAATACCGGTCTTCGGGTAGAAGTCGATAGGCTTGATCGGGTACAACTTGCTGTTACCGTTGGACTCCTCGTAGTTCTTGATGTACTCACGCATGGTACCGGCCGTGATGATCACGACCTTCAGTTTGTCCAGATCCCCATCCAGCGCCATTTGCTGTAGGGCGATCATGTCCTTACCACCGCGGACAATCAGGAACTCACCACGCTTGAACTTGAAGGTCTCCTCCAAGTCATCCTTCCACCGGGAGACGTAACCGCCTTTAAAGTGGATGGCTGTGCGCAATTGAAGCTGGTTCATGCAGTACTGGGCGACGTAGGTCTTACCCCCGCCGGTCTGCAACGTAACCATCTTGATGATCGCGTCCCACTTAGGATTCTGATCGTCAAGCACGTACTCAATGATTCCGACCTGCCGCTCACGGGGTGGGAACATCTTACGGACGTCGAACTCTACCTTTGGAAGTATATCCTTGGCAACGACGTGGTGAGTGATGGGGACCAGATGCTGAGCGTAGCCCAGGTTCCCGAATAGATGGCGCTTCAGGGCGTCGAGTTGGTTCCTGTGAAAGCTGAACTCTTTCCGATTCCGTGTAGCCGCAGCAAATGTACGAAGGCCTTTTGGAACGAATCGCCTGCCCTGTTTCTCATATCCCATCTCGATCAAGGGCCTGCAAAACGCCAACATCGCCTGGAGGTCACGATCGTTGGTTACATCGGTAACCCGTAATCCGTGACTGTAGACATCGATTTTCATGGGACATCCCTAACTGGCGGCATACGACTGTTACATAACAAACCTCTTTTAGATGATAAAAAACTGTCCACCAATGTCCACGGGCGTCCATAGACGTCCACGGAGATCCGTCAAACAAAATAAGAAGAGGAGCCCGAAGGCTCCTCTAATGGTCAGATCACTTCTGGGAACACGAACGGATCGAGGAGTCCAGCAGGCCGCTTGGTAATCAAGTAGCTGTCTGGGTCTTCGATCATGTCCGGTTGACGCTCGTACGCCAGTTGCTGACCGCCGGAGCGGTACTGCATCAGTGTCCGGTGTTCCTCGAACTTCGCTGGCCGGCCAAACTCTGGCAGGCAATAGTCATCCGGGTCATCGGCTGGGCGCATGAGCGACAGCAGGATCACTTCAAGGTGGCTGACGGAAACTTTCAACTGAGAGTTCACCAAGTCACTGAAGTCCAACAATGCTGCCACGGGATCGGTGTAGCTGGTCAACATCTTGCCAGAGAAGCCGTTCCGTTCCGACTTCTTCGCCGGGGATCGGATGAAGGCCTCTACTGCTGCCATGAAGTCCAGCGTACTGGCATGGCGACGTGGCAAGGAGAATGCAGGTGCACCGAAGTCCCAATCGCTCAGGTCGATGCAGAAGTCCCCGTTCTCGTTGATCGTGTATCCCTTGTCCTGGATGTAGTACAGCATGAGGCGAGACAGCGACCCCAAGCGTGCACCCTGACAGACCGGCACCCAAGCGTCATAGACTTCATCACGCAGGTTGGTGGTACGGATCTGCACTTCCCGGAAGGCAGTGAAGCGGTGGATGTTCAGACGTTCGATGACGGTATCTTTGTTGATACCTGCCAGTTCGGTCCCGTTGTCGGTGTTCTTGTCCGCAGAAGCCTGAAGGATCAGAACCGGCTTCATCTTCTTCAGGCGTGGGTTGAACTTCAGCAACGACGATTCACGGGCAGTCTCAGGAATTGCTTCACCGAGTGCTTCTTCCGTGACGTTCGACATCACTTCCACATCTGCGTTGTCGTTCATGGCCGGGTCGCTGGCGCAGACGTCGATGTACGGCAAGTGTTCCTCCGCAATCACGATCTCCTCCACCACCGACGAGCCGTCCAAGTGTTTCACGGACAGCGTTCGCTGGGAACCTTCCCGGCACAGTTCGGTAGCACACACGTGGCCCAGGCTGGTTTCCCGAGGGATGGACCAAGCCAGTTCACCGAAGCAGACATGGCAGACTTCGCCTTTGCCGCGGTAACGACAGTAGAACCCAGAACGCATCTTGATGGTCTGACCCTTCAGCGCCTTCATCTGTGCCGTGTTATCGGCATGGATTGGGGTGAGCTTGTTGGTCTTCTCGTTCAAGAAGAACTTGCCATCCAGGTGGGACCAGAGGCTGGAGTCCACCACGATCTCGGAGTACTGATCCGAGCCACAGTCGTTCCAGATGAGCTTATCCACAACTGTAGTGGAGAGCTGCATTTTCCGGTTAAAGTATTCCACGATCCGCAGGGGCTTCTTGGTAAACAGCAAAGCCTTCTTCGCGGAGCACGACTCGATCATGATGTCGTGCATCTTGGTCAGGCCTTCGAAGAAGCCTACCGTGATCGGTTTACGGAAGATCACCTGGTCGAGGTCAGTCCGGTAGCCCAGGCAGAGGATGATCTGCATGAACTGGCCCATCTTGATCTGCTTGGAGCGCAGGCCCCGCACGATTGGGTTGTGCAGGATCGCTGGGTCTTTCATCAAGACTTCAGCGGTTCTGTCCATCGCATTACTGATGGAGAGCTGGTTCTCTTGCAGCGTGCCACGAATCTCCACCAGAGGCGGATAGTCGTACAGCTCCAGCAAGTGGAAGCCGTTGATGTGCACGTGCCACTCTTCGAGGTTGATCGACAACACGTTGTAGATTTCGTTGCCGACATCCTTGACCACACGCCACACGTCCTCCCGGTCGTAGCACAGGTCATGGTTGGCCATTTCCTGACCAGGGGTGAAGTAGGTGTAGTGCAAGGACCGCACGATGTTGGACAGCGTCTTGGGCACCATGTCGGCGCTTGGGAACGCATTACCAATGTGGTGGTTCATGTTCAGCGGGGTGCGTGGGAACTGACGGTGCAGCTCCCAGCAGAACCAGCTCAACGCAGAACGGCGAGTGGTAGTCTCAAGGACACCATCGTCGAACTCGATCTCCAGCCGCTCATCGTCCAGTGGCCATTCCGCAACGATGTCGCGGTTCATGAACTCACGTGCTTTGATTCGACGCATTGTTTACTCCGTGTATTCGTTGGTGAGTTGCTTGCCGGAGCATTCGAACATGTTGCGCATGTAGGCCAACGGTCGATGTCCCCCAACAGGCACCACGGCACGGTCGAGTACTTCTTCGACGTTTGTAGGTGTAGGGTGGGTCAACAACCGTCGCAGCACGAACTTGTGCGCAATTGGGTTGTTGGACGCATCCTTCTGATCCGCGATCGCTTCACCACCGCACACGGCAGCTTCGGACCGGAACTCAGACTCACCAACACGGATGGATGACTGACGACCTGGAGAGTCGTACTTGTCGTTGTTACTCAGACGAGCAGTCGTACCAAAGACGTTGCACTTCGCAGACGATGCAGCCATCCACGAGTCTTCAGCAGTCTTCTCAAGGTTGATGTAGTAGGACGGGGCAATCAACATCGGTTCACGAGAAACCTTCATGTTGCCATCGCGACCACGGAAACGCACCGGCGTAATAAACGGCGGCCAGCGTTCTTTGATGGTGCGAATCACGTCCGGCATGTGAATCGGGTTGTTGGTCGGCATCTCCAGATCGAGCCCGTACATGTGGTCGTACATCACGGACGCCACTTGCGTGTACATGTACTCCGGGTTGAACCGGCGGTACTCGGGGTCGGTCAGGTCTTGCCAGTGGAACGGTACCACAACCTTGTAGAACTCCAGCAGCTCATTAAAGGCTGCCTCTACCAAGTCACGGTTCTCCGGCGCGAAGACCGCGTCGTCAGCTTCTTCTTCAGTGATCTGCGTATTCAGCGGAAAGCCGAAGGAAGCTTGGATGCGTTTGCCCAAGTCGCGGGCTGCACCCGAGATGATCATTTCGATCGGGGACGCTGGAGTTACCCGGTTCCACCGGGAGTTCGGGTCGACCACGATGTCAGCGACGATACCGTTCTCATCGACTGGCATGTCTTCGTCATCAACCACCTCAACGACTACCGACTTGTTCCCGTTGATGTCGGTGATCTTATAGCCCTTGTTGGGAACCGACAGGTACTTGAACGTAATCTCTACGCGCCAAGCATCCAGTTTGAGCCCACGGTAGACTTTGTCGACCTTGCCGTTGTCATCGTACTTCTTGTTGAACCCACCGTCAGGACGGATGTAGTCCGGCGTCACGCGGCCAATGGCCTCGTACACCAGATGGCTCAGTGCCGGTTCCATGGGCAGTTCAGTGAACCCACGGCGGCGTGCATCTTTGCGCTTCTCGACCCAGAAGTCCACAATCTTCTTGTAGAACTCAGTGTCAGCGTTGTAGTACTTGAGCAGTTGCTCATCCATACCCACAGGCAGCGGCGGAATCGGGATCGAGGTGTTACGCTCAACCTTGATGTCCACTACCTCAGCATCAATGTGCTGTACGAAGCGCTTGCGGTCGAAGATGTAGTCCGGCTGCATCAACGCATCGACAGTCATGTTTGCCACAGCGCTGATTGGATCGTAGCGGCGCAGAGCCACCAACAGTCCGGTACTGCTCACCTTCTCGCCCAAGTCCGGCATGATCTTGTAGATCCCCGGGATGGTCGATTGGTTCGTTGGGAAGAACTCTCGACCGAATTCAAACACTCGGGTCTCAAATCCTGTGGGAGCCAACGACTCCAGATAACCACGGCGTGCCTTAACGCCGTCTTCAGTCCCTGCCACGTCGGACGCCATGAGCACGTTTGTCTCACGGCCGTACATGTAGTTCTTGTGTTCGTCAATCAACGGGCTGTGTGCCAGTCGAGTGCCTTTCTTGAACCTGACCCCTTTGCGCATCTTGTCGAGCGCATCGCGGTTACGCTTGAACTCCGTGCCGAAATGCTGGTGAGTGACGTGATAGTCCGTCAGCATGGTAAGCCCAAGTTCCTTCGTGCGAAGGTTCTCGTAGATCACCGCTGTCTGAGGAGAATGACGGATACGGTTTGCGCCTGCCGTATGGCCAAAGCGTGGGATGATCTCGAGCACCTCGACATCGTCATCGAACTCGATTGAGAACGTGGCTTCGCCAAAGGGCCGCTCCATCCCAGAACGGATGCGTTTGCGCATGGGGCTTTTGATAACCACCATCTGCGCCAAGTTACCAGTAAACATCGCCGCCCGGCTGGCGGAGATGTGCCGGATAAACGGGTTGAGTCCGTACAGCGACATCAACTCAGGGTGCAACTCAACTGGGTTGTGCCATTCTTGCTGCGCATAGAGCCGAGCCAACTGCTCTTGCACGGACGGGGTACTGTCGTTGAACATCGGTTACTCCCATTACACTACAGGTTAGCGCTCGCTTACCAATTAGATAATGTATCTCTGAAGAAAATTCAAACGAGGAACACGGGCATGAGTCAGTTGCTTAACAACCTAATGGTGGCCGATGGAGCTACCACCTTTCACTCACCAGAATTCCTAAGCTTCGTACACACCCATGAAGCATACCTCAAGGCGAACTGTGTAAGAGTCCCACTAGATCCGGGAATCGTTCACAAGTTCGAGTACAACTTCATGTCGCTCATCGTAGAACTGAAGTACCCAGTCGAGAATTTGCTGATCTTCATGGTTGTTAACGACCTCGATTGCCCTACACAGATGACCAGAGACTTCAAGGAAATGAGGCTGCCCGACTTGGGAGTGGTGGACAACCTCAAGAACCTTTACCTACAGACACCAGGCCGTATCTAACAAAGAAAGAGGGAGGGGCAATCGCCCTTCCCTCTATGCCGTCAGTCAGAAGCGACCGCGGCTCTGTGTTTGCTGTGCACCGCTACCGAATGGACGACGACCGGAGGTGCTACGTTCTTCACGACGGAAGTCAGTACGGCTCCAGCTATCGCGATCACGGTCAGCATCACGGTCCTTGTCCAGACCCAGGTCGAAACGACGACCGCCACGATCCGTGTCACGGCTGTCACGACCATCACGGTTGTTCCAGCGTCCACCGCGATCATCACGATCACGGCCACGGTCATCGCGGCTCCAGCGGGTGTCGCGATCACGGTCACTGCCACGACGATCGTCATCACGACGAGTATCGCGGCCACCGGACAAGTAGTCGTCCAGCGACTTGCCACCCGAACGACGGGCAGGTGGTTCGTCACGGCGAGCTTGGCTGCCTTGGTTGGTGTCATCGTTCAGATCGAACGGCAGGTCCAGCGTATCTGCACGCTCAGTCCGACGGGTTTCACCGCTGGCACGAGTAGGCGGAGCAATACGGCTGCTCAGCTTCTCGGTGGTCTTGGCCACGTCTTTGGCTTCGGCCACGATGATGCAACCTTCGTTACCTTCTTGCGGAGGCACGATACGGCGCATGTCAGCGAGGTCGTCCATGCCGTCAACCCAACTGGTGTCGATCAGCAGGTCGTCAGACAGCCAACGGCCAGTTTCCTTGCCGTCTTCGTCCACTGCATGACCCAGCAACTTCTTGTGCGTCTTGATGACCGCATTGAGGTGCGAGGCGAACGCATTGAAGCCCATCATCAGCGCGTGGAAGTACGGCGCTGCCATGTTCTTGCTGCCGTAGTCGTAGCCGGCACGAGTGTCCTCGTCGCCCAGCACGATCTCGAACAGTGCAATCATGTTCTGACGGGCTTTCTTGGACGGGTACTTCACACCCAGCAGTTCGTGTTCGTCGGTCAGCAACTGATCGAGAACCGGGAACTTGAACTTCGCTGCACGCAGCACGCCGTCCTTGTTGCCCTTACGCAGGCTGATGGAGACCAGACGCTTCTCAGGCTCCGGCCCGATACGCAGGATGACCTTCTTCAGGAACTCGTAGGAACGTGCGTCCATACCCGAGACCTGCTTGAGGTACTTCGATGCGTCCTTGCCCAGGCGCGAGTGTTCGCTGTCAGTGGCAGCCACACGGCCCAGCTCGGAGATCAACTGCACCGCGATCACGGTCAGCTTGAACATGATCTGGTCACGCATGGATTTGATCATGTCCGATTCACCACGGGTGATGTTCTCGGACAACGGGTGATAGATCACCACACCGCTGTCGTCACCGCGCAGATGCTCGGAAGTAGGCAGCACCACGCGCTTGTCACCGATCATGAACGGCACAGTACGGTCTTCGCCCAGCACACGGCTCAGGTGACCCTTACCCGTTTCGTCTACGATCCCGATGGCATTGAGCACACGGGGGTTAAAATCATGGAGATCCATGCGTTACTCCCTTAGAAATTGAAGTTGCCAGTGTTGCTGAGGATTGGGGACTCTTCGTAGTCATCGTCGGCACTCGACCGGCGATTGGACCCGAGTTTGTCCACGATGTCGGTAAGCGAGGAACTCATGGCCCCGATGGTGTCCTGATCATTCGCAATGATCGGCGGTACCAAGGAGTCACAGAACACAGGGAAGACGTCCTCGAACGGATCTTCGCCTTCCAGCTTGAGCTTGATCACGATGTCGTTTGCCAGACCGGCTTGGACTTCGATCTCGAACATGCAGTCCGGCCACGGGAGCATGTCGTAGAACAGCTCGGTCACACAGCGCTCTTCGAACGCCATCAGCGAGCGATCGGTGATCTGCTTGCCAATGATCGGCAGGCACTGCGGGATGATCATGACAGGTTCGCCCAACGCCGACATGTTGTCCGCCGAGAACTCGACGTACGCGATGTGGTGGAACGCCATGAATGCTGGGAGAGCCCGGGCAATCTGGATAGCGGCGATGGTGCTGTTGTCACGACCGGACCAGCCGGAACGGTTGTGGTGGCTGCGTGCAGTCTCAGGGCGCTCGAAGAACACCTTGACGTCGTCCCAGACATACTCCGGGTTCATCGCAATCAGCTCACCGTAGGTGATGAAGCCTTGCTCGAGGATGTTGGTCTCACGAGCAATGTCGGCCAACACTGGGATGCTGCTCACAGTCTTCTCACGGACTTGGGAGCGTGCATCTTTCAGGATCGAGCCGGTGTCACGATCGAACTGGTTGCCTTGGCCGAAGACTTCGCCTTCATTCGCAGTTGCCAGCGCTTTGATCGAGCGGTGCAGGTAACGAGTGGAGGAGTCATTGAGACGGTTGGACATCCGCAGGCCTTTACCGGTGAACCCATGGCGCATGTCCAGGTAGTTCTCTTTCTCGGCACGGCGGTTGAACGCGTTCGACACCACGTTCTTCGGGTTATTGTGGAACACGTCTTCTGGACGCATCACCAGCGTACCCGCTGACATTCGGTCACGGCTGAAGTCCGGCAAGACTTGCGGCGCAATCAAATGGTTGGAACTGGCAATCTGGGTCTGCCAACCACGACGGGTCGGGGTATCCATGTAGCTTTGGTTCAGCTCGGTCACGGAGTTGAAGTACAACGCCATGTTCTCATCGAGCTTGATGCCGCGGATGCCTTGGGAAGCGCCCACGTAGTCGGTATAGCCGGAGATCTCCAGGGTCCGGATGTCGGTACGGCTTTTGCGAACCAGAACGGTCATCATGAACATGAACCGCTTCTCGCCCCAGCCATTGGCAATGATCGCACTGCCTTGGTGTTGGGACGCCGGACGGATGATTCGACCCGCCACACGGCTCAGAGCCGCTGGAGTCAGGTCTTCACCGCCACGGGTGTCACGGTCCAGGATGCCGATCAATTCGTCGGTGGCATCGGCGTAATAAGGACGGAGTTGCATGTCCTTGTAGCCCGAGCGCTCACGGAATACGAGATCAATTAGTTGCATGGGTACGGCTCCCGATGGTGTTATTGACATGAATGATCATGTCTGCAAGTTGTCGTCTGATGTCGCCCGAGATGTACATGTAGCCAGTCTGGGTGAGCATCGGTACGCGGTTGATAATGTCGCGGGGTGCATGTGGTTTCCAAGCCCGGCCACTCATCCAGTCCACAACCATGTCGATTGCAGTCACGGCGACGTTGCCACGCTTGCCCGGCTCTTGACGTTTCGTTTCCTGACGCCAGTGCGGGTATTGCTTGTCCAGGATCTCGGCTTGGATCTTGGTGATCTTGTTACGAGTTTCCGTCGGGATGTAGGTCTCGCCTTCATCGCTGATGTACTCCTCTGCCGATACCAGGATTGCCAACTCATGAAAGCCCCAGTGATCGAGGATGGCCTGAGCCACGCCCATCAAACGGAACTCTGTGCGCTTGAGCAGCAATTCACGGGCTTCTGGCGAGATCGTCCGGATAACCCAGAAGATGATCGCTTTCTGGAAGTCTTCCACCTTGCGCTCTTCATGACGAGAGCAGATGGCGACACACTGCTGCACACGAGCAATGTCCAGAGTTGCATCAGCCCGTACGACGATGACGTTGGTGTTCTCGCTGAACACTTCGAGCAACTGACGGTCGCCTTCGGTGATCTCGGTGGTTTGACCGTAGTCATCCCAGACCGACGAGTTATCCTCATCGCCTTTGTCCAGACTGCGAGAACGTTTGGCCTGTACCACGCCGGTGACGCTTTGGAAGCGACCATCCATGCGCAGGTGCGTACCTGTCACGTAGTTGAACAAGATGCGAGCCAGACTATCCCGATCCACCGGAGTGGACAGTGGCCCGATGGAGATCTTGCGGACTAATGCCATAGCCATCAAGTGACGCGGTACTTCTTCACTCGACAGGCCCGCCATGACCATGGTCATGCTGATCTCTTTGTCCACCGATGCCTCGATGTACTCCATCATGCGGATATAAGGAGGCCATTGGTTGACGCCAGCCAGCTCGATGAGCTTGACCGCTTCGGATTCCTTGTAACCGTTGCCGTGGGTAGACGCCACGTTCTGGATGTACATGCCCCATACGGGGACAATCATCCGCAAACCCAGTGCCATGGCTTGCAAGTCGATGTAGTCCGAACGGATGTACGTACGACTGCGGTAGTTGCGACCGCGTTCGTTGAACTCCTCGAACTTATCGTTCACATCGCTCGGAACTTCCAAGCGAGCATGATCAACCCATTCACGCACCACCGGCCAAGTGATGATCTTGTACAGGTCTTTGACAACCTGCTCGATCTCAGCACGGATAAAGAACGAAGAACGGATCTCTTCGGAAGACAGGTACTCGTTTACTTTGAGGTACAGATCCCACAGCTTGGCCTGTTGCTCAGGCGGAAGGCTTGAAAGGAACTCATTGGTCTCCTTGAACAGTGTGTCACGGTTGATGATCGCAGCCGAATGGTAGCTGCCTGCCGACAGCTTCATTGAATTGCCGCGGTGTTCCAGGGTGAGGGAGGTGATTCCCTTACTTGACAGTTCATTAAGCTGAATCTGCACTTGGTACAACCTCGATGGTTACTGGTTACAATGAGATAATGTATCGCCGAAAAGCACTCGAGCAGAACGCCGTCAGGGTATAAGAGTCGACACAGGACCAAGACTGGTCCTGTGTCGATGCTGGCTATGTCGGGCTCGTTTTAAAGAGGCACGTCGTCACTGAAGTCGAAGCCAGTGCCGCCAGATACCTGGGCAGGCGCTTGAGTTTGACCACCACTGTTGCCACCCCAACCGCCGCCGCCGGAATTACCGCCGCCATTGTTGTTGCCGCCCCAGTTATTACCACCGCCACCTTGACGGTTACCGCCGTTGTTGCCACCACCGCCCCACTGGCCACCGCCACCGTTGTTGTTCTGCTCACGGCGCTGCATCCAAGCTGGCTTGGCGTAGTTCTTCTCGATCACGACCGGCAGGTACTCACGCACCACGTCGATCCAACCCAGGCAGTACAGCTTCGAAGCCACGTCTACTGGCATGGTGCCTTGGCCATCGCGGAACTGATGGTAGGTGCAGTCCAGGAACGGGAACTCGATCAAAGGACGGTTCTTGCCTGCACTGATGCAGATCGAGATCACGCCTTCGTTGTTTTTTTCGAGCTTGATCATGCTCATGATGGACGGGTTCGGGTCACGCTTCTTATCAACGAAGCGGTGGCCTTTGTTGTCCAGGAACACGATGGTCGGACCAGTCGCGTTAGCAACCAGTTCCAGCGCACGGAGAACGGAGAAGAAGGCACGGTTAGACAGTGCGGCTTCAATCTTGCCGTGGTTCTTGTCGTTCGGGACGCGAGTCTTCACGACAAGACGTGGGTTGTTCTCGTAGTAAGCCGGACGCAGAGTGGGTTCGCCCTCCATGCCGTCTTGTTTCTTTGCTTTGAGGGCCAGCGAAGGGTCGTCGAGAATCGTTTCGACCCGCGCGTTCTGTTCACTCATCTGTGTTACTCCAAACCAAAAAGTGTGATCGGCTTCTATTCAAAAGATAGGACCTTGGTGTTTCTTTTTACCCACGGGCTCCCCTAGCCTTTCGAGTAAAGATTGATCACCAGTTTTTCAAGTTCAGGCTCGTAAGCCTTCTTTACAGACTGGATGATGTAGTCCTTAGTCGTCATGGCATGCCAGCGGTTCTTCTGAGCGATGTCGAGCATGATCCTTCGGTACTTGATCGGAAAGCCTGTGAACAGGTTCCCGTTGTCTCCGAAGAACTGTAGCGTCATCCGATCAAACGGAATGTGCTCAAGCTCTTTACCATTGGTAAGCTTGGTGTACCACAGGGCTGGAGGCTTAGTGGCGCCGGTGTGCGATTCGAGCAACGTGATGGCTGCGAACTTGTACCGCTGCAAGAGATCCACAGCGTAGTTCGACAGCAGCAACACTTTACGGGCGTCCGGTGGCAGCTCCATATCGGTTTCGATAGGGCGGATGTTCGGATGCTCGTGCAGGATACGGCGGAACTCAATGACCGTGTTCTCTTCACGAAGCGCTGCGTAGCGCTGACGATCGGTGTTCGCGTTCTTGAGAATGCCGTACTGGAACTTGCGAGGCAGGTCCCGGTAGTTACATAGATAAGGCTGGACTTTCACCCGACCTTTGGAAACCAGCGACACCGCTTGTTCAATGGTGGTCAGCTCATTCACCAGGCTGAAGGCCAAGTCTTCCGGGAAGACCGCGCTGAGCTGCTCAGCGTCAATGGCCCCGACCATGTTCCGGATCAAGGTCCGGATGTTGACGTACAGGACGTCCACGTTGTGAATGATGGGCTTGGGGTTGTGGTTGTCCTCAAGGATGCCGAAGGCACCCTCAAGGGCCAGACTGGTGCCAATGGAGATGGGGATTTGCCCCAGCTCACGTCCCGACAGCGCCGCTTGGGCGCTAGGATCACTGATCATACTGACTCCTATGCTGCCTCTTTATATTTGTCCAAGACAGCAAGGACCTTGAGCGACCGAACATCAGTGACGTCAACACCTTGACGCGTCATCCGTTCAGACACTAGGTGGCCAATGTTGGTAGGTGTGATACTGATTGGTTTCACCACCGGAGCCTGCTGCTGAGTCAGGACTACTTCTTCCTGAGTCTTCAGATCATCCTGCTGTGTGGTCAGTCGGAACTGAGGGAACCGCTTACGCAAGTCCTTCAACCCGTACTGCACCGTACCACCCCGTTGAATCAGCAGCCGGAAACTCGACTGGTCTGGTTCGTTCTCGTACTGAGCCAAGAGTTCGATGGTCTCATCAATGTCTTGGTTACGGCAGTCCAGCGTCTTATAGAGCCGGGCACCGGTGTTCTCGACGAACCAATGGTAGTTACCGGCAGGCGATATGCACGCCCGGTAATGTCCCTTAGCAGCTTCCTCACCGTGAGACAGACGATCGAATGACCCTTGGGCCAAGATCCAGGCGCCGTAGCGTGTCATCTCAGTGCGGATGTGTACGTGACCAATGCCGATGAAGTGCCGGACAATGGACAGGTACGCGTCGCTGTTGTGGTTCTTGCTCGACTCAATCGGCAACTGGTAATCAAAGGAGCCGTGCATACAGCCCACGTCGACTTTGTCCAGCCCGTGAATCGACATCAATTCTTGGACCTGAGCCCATGTAACACTGGCGTCAGCGTTCCACTCATCCGGCACGTACAGCACGCTCAGGTTGTCCAGCTCTGCAATCACCTCAATACTCAAGGTATCGACGTAGCGCAGGTTAGCGGGATTGTCCAGCGTGTTGTTGACGTTGACGAACTGTTTCGACTGGCGCCAGTCATGGCTTGGAGTGCCTTCGAGGACCCGCACGATAATGTTGCGTTTCGCGCAGATGCGAAGAAGATCACCGATCCACTCTTGGATGGCATCCACCTCATCCTGAGGTAAACTCATCAGGCGGTCAAAGACATCGCCTGCAAAGAAGATAACATCAAGCTTGCCCGTCTGCTCATCATCGGGAAACGCCTTGCGGAGGTTGTCGATGATGTGGTACGTGTTGGTGCGTGGATGGGCTAAGTGGATGTCGGAGATGAACGCCATGAGTCTTTCAGAGCGGTTCGATGTCGTCGTCTTCAATCTCATCGAGGGTTTTCCTGACCGGGGTAGCGTCCTTACCGGTGTCTTCACCGAGGAAGCCGAGTTGGGCGGCCACTGCTGGGGCATTCTCACCGAACATACGTTCCAGCGGAATGTTGTAGCGGCGGTAGATCTTGGCCCACATCAGACCATAGACAGCGGAGATCGCGTCAGCCGGACTGTAGTTCAAGGCCATCAGGCGCTGCACGAAACCGTCGATCACCATGCCTGGGGCGTTGGTGGTCACTTGAGCGTCGTACTCTGCACTCAACTCGCCGATGTCCGTTTCAGGCCGCGCATGAATAGAGCGGATCGTCATCGGAGTCGGGGAGATCAGTGGTGGAACGGTGAACAGGATCTTGGCAGGGTTGCCATTCTCGTAGACGTCGATCATGCGGTTGGCATGACCAGCAGCGGCTACATAGATGTCAACACGCACGTTTTCACCTGACCCATTGGGCACAAGGTGGGGCAAGAGTCGCTGGATGAAGTCACGCTCGTTCATGCGAGCATTGGCTTCTTTATCCATTTCGTCGAGCCGTTTGAAATCGTCATCGGTCAGCTGCATGGCAGTCTCTCCGGTAAAGGGAGAGGCCGAAGCCTCTCCCAGTGCGACTTAGTGAACGATCGGAGCTTCCGACGCCGACAGAGCCGGGTCAACCGCTTCGCCAGCCGGAGCCTGGGCTTCTTCAGCCACCGGAGCGGCAGCGCCAGCCACTTGGCTCAGGGCTGCCTTGGCGCCTTCTTGAGCTTGCTTGCGGAAGGTTTCCAGGTGCACGTCTTCAACGACGTAGTACGGACGACCGATGGATGCGCCGTAACCGGCCAGCAGGTTGCCGAAGACTTCCGGGATCACTTCGGATTGCAGGCTTTCGGACAGCTTGTCGCCGCTTACCCATTCGCCGGTTTCTTTCAGCTGCTCTTCAACCAGCACGCCGCCTTCTTCCAGCAGGGTCACGCGGATTGCGCCTGGGATTGCCTGCTCGATCACGACCAGTTCAGGAGTGCGCTGAACGGAAGCACGGGCCTTGAAGGCAATGGCGTTGGCGCCGGCGATCAGGAAGCGCTGAGCCAGGCTGTCGACCATGACCTGATCGGTGAAGATACGGTCGATGTGCGAAGCGGTCAGTTCGACGATGGTGCGTTGCAGGCCCAGCAGCGCGTTGTTGGCGCTTTCCAGAGCGTGTTCGGTGGTTTCCAGGCGGGAGCCCAGATCAGTCACCAGCTCTTCCAGCTTGGCAATGCGCGCGTTCTGACGGTATTCGTCTTCTTCGGCTTGCGAAGCAGGCTGGATGCCTTCGACGGTTTCAGTGAACACAGCGCCGCCACGGGTCACTTGGTACGTATCACCAACAACCAGGTCACCGGCACGGACTTCGGTGCCGTCTGGACGGGTGAACAGCGCGTCAGACAGAGCGAACACAGGGCCGAGGGCAGTGAAGAGTTTGATAAGGTGGGACATGAAGCACTCCTTAGTTGAGTAGGTCAGCCAGAATGAAAGGCTTACCGTCATTTTGCAGATCAATGATGCTGCGAATTTTGGAATCGGTGGACGTCACTACGTGTTGAATGTCAATCGTCTTGTCACCGTCTCGTAGGATAGCACCGATTTGTAAATCAATACTGGGTCCTTTGACTACGGTGTTAACATCGAGAGTGACCTCATCGAATTGACGCCCGAAGTAGTCTTCCAGGATGTCTCGGACCTCGGTCTCAAGGTCTGAGGGGCTGTTCCCGAAACGACTGATGATGTCCCCCAGGCTCGCAATGGAACCGCGATAGAAGTCGGACTGCGACCGCTGGGAGGTGTAGAAATTGGTCAGGGCTTCATCAGCCTTGATGGTCAAGTCGGTAGCAAAACCAGGACTACCCAAGACCGGGATAACACGTGCCATAGGACACTCCAGACGAAAAAGAAAAGGGGTGAGGCGGTTGCGGAGCACATACCCATAGGGCAGTGCTCCACTAGGCCTCGCTCCTTTACAGCGACCCGTTGTTAGGATCGCTTGGATCGTCCAAGCCGTCGTCGAGGAAAGCTTCGAAGTTAGCCCACATGCTGTCCTTAACCAAGGTTTGCTCGGCAAAGCGCAGCGGACCACGGTTGTCACCGTCACGGATCGTGAGGTACTGAGTACTTACAGCACCGCCTTCATCGTTAAAGGTGAACAGCCCGTCCATGACAGCCTGGTAATCTGGGTTATCCTCGCCATGCTTCCCTTGGAAGTAATTGACGAAGGAATCACGCCAGCCATTCATCATGTCCTTCTCGAACAGTTTCTGAGCGCGCGGGTTAGCCATGAGCCAACGCTGCTGATCAGGCCCAGCTTGTTGGAACTGACCGATCTTGAACATCGGCCGGATCTCATCCCGATCAAACAGGTGACTGACTTTCCGTTTGAGTGCGTCCATCTTGCGTTCCAGACGATCAAAGTCAAACGACTCGAACCGCTGTACCGCTCGACTGAACACTTCACTGCCCGCAAGCCCATAGGACCGAGCAGTGTTTTCCATACGCTGTCGGATAGCCGCACGGTCCTCCGATCGCGGAAGTCCGTAGTGCATGACACCGAACTCCTGATCATCAGCGTAGATAGCTATCGCCATGGTGTACTCCTCATCGTGATACCTGGTCGCCCTCGACGATCCAGCTGGTAATCGTCGCAATCAACGGCGGCGGAAGCGTCGTGTTGCGGGACACCGTGAATGGCTTGTCGAGGTCCATGACGCCTGTGACGGGATCATGGCGGGACATGACTTTCGCGTTCTTCAGGTCAAGCGGTAGCTCGCCCCAGAGTGCGTCACCATCGAAGTCAGCGTTCTTGTCGATCAAGTTGAGCGGCGAGATGCTGATGGTGTTGTCTGTCGGGTCCGGCTTGATCGTGTCGATCTGGTTGTAGCCAATCGAGCCACGGGTCAGCGTCGGGTTACGACCGAAGGTGGTTGGAATGGTGCCGTTCGGAGCTTCGGCTAGTAGCTCCTTGAACAACCGGTCCAGCTCAGGGTGCCAACGCAGTGTGTTCTCGTAGATCAGAGCCTGCATCTCGTTGGGGATATACCCCTGAGTGAGCAGCTTGTTCTGCAAGTGCACCTTAAACAGCAAGGTACTGGCAGACCACGGCATCTCCATCCCATCTTGACGGTGGGGCTTCTGACGCGACGTGATCACCGCACGGAACCCGAAGTACGGACGTGTGCCGTAGATCAGCTTACGTGCCACACCAGGCTTCTTGAAGATCACCTCAGACTCGAAGGTCTTATAGTAGTCATTGAAGTGCTGGAGTGCGCTGACAACGCGACCCTCTTTAACAGCCTGAGCCAGCTTGGGCTGATTCTCGGCAGTCTCACGGTTGTCGATCCCGATCAGGATGTGCGCGGCGTTAACCGCAGACACCATCTTGGGGTCAGCCGTGATACGGTTGTTGGAGTTTTCCTTGATGAACCCAAGACGCGTTGGGAATGGCAGGTAATCCGAGAACGTCCGGTCGAAGTTCTCCTGCAAGAAGCGCATGATCTTTCTACGCTTACGAGCAGATGCCGAAGGACCAATCAAGCCAGCCTTAAACAACGCTACCAGGATGGACTCGTAGTGCTCGACAAAGTGGTTGTAGCCACGAGGGATTTCCAGCTTATCCAACTTGCGCATCTTGTCGGGAGCCAGGGGAGAGGCTGCCGTGTAGCGCGGGTTACAAAGATACTCCAGGATGTTGAAGTTCGAATGCGTCAGGTTCTTCGACAGAATCCGCCACACTGTTAAGTTGATGAATTTCTTGATGCCTGCCGGGCACTTGATCCACAGGAGAGTCTCCAATGGTTTCTCAGTGATCGGCATAACCAAGCTCAGACAGTCATTACAGCGGATGCCGTAATTGTCCATGCCGTGGATAAGTCCACAGTCACAGCTCGCCGTGTTGTTCAGCGAGTCCCCGTCCAGGCTGGCGTAAATCAGGTTGTTCAGCTTGAGACGATCAGCCTCAAGATCGATGTTGAAGTCGTTCATCAGGATCGCTGGGTGCGACTGATGCATGAACATGGTGTCGTAGCCCACCACACGTAAGTAAATGCCATTACGCTTTTTCATTGACCTCCCCTAGTGCCCGCTGAAAATAAAAAGGCATAACAAGGGGGAGCACAGGCTCCCCCAAGCTATGAACGTCAGTTAGAAGCTATTGCCGAAGCCAAAGCCGTTACCAACGTTGCCACGCAGCGAACGAGCGCCGTCACCAGTCACGCGGCGGCTCGAGAGCATGCCGTGAGTGAGGTCACCGCCGACGAAGTCACGGATGCGAGTGTTACCACGCAGGCGACGGTTGCCGAAGGTGTAGTGAGCGGAACGCTGGTCGATGTTGATTTTGCAATCAGCAACGGCCATTGCCAGCGCTTCGATGAACTGCGGGTTGACGAAAGCCAGGTCTACGTAACGAGCGAACTTCACGTTGCTCGCGCCGAGGGCGCTGGTCAGTTGGTCGTACTGCTCGCTGACGCGGATTTCTACGTCCAGGTCAACGCGGTCGATCACGTCCTGATAACGCAGGGCAGATTCGCCTTCGTCATTCGGGTTGGTGGCCATCCAGCGCAGCAGGTCCCATTCACGCAGATCGCGCTCGTTGCCCTTCTCGTCGATCCAGGTGCCAGTCAGGTAACGAGCACCGGACATTTGCAGCGGGGTTTCGACGCCCAGTTCACGGGCACGGCGGGTGAAGTTGCCGTTGGTCAGACGGTCGGCGTAGTCGTACAGACGGCCGATGGCGTCCTTGTTGGCGCTGTCGTCAGTAGCAGCGTCGGACAGCAGGGAGGTGATCCAGCTGTTGTCGCCGCCTTCTTCCAGCTCGATAGCCCAGGCCAGGTTGTCGTCAACCAGGCTGAAGAAGTACTGAGCCCACTTGTGGGTGTCCAGCGACGCACGGTTGTCGAACTCGACCGGAGTCTTGTCCTGATCCGGGCCGAGGATGTTCAGCAGGCCAGCATCACGGTGGTCGATTTCGCCGCGAGCGATGTCGCCCGGCAGGTAGGTCTGAGCCCACGCTTGGTCTTTCGAGATGACCGACGCACCAGCCAGAGCCAGCAACAGCAGCTCAGGGGTGATGCCGTTGGCGTTGGTGTCCATGCGGTTGATCACGTACATCGGAGTGAAGTACGGCTGATCACGGCGCTGGGTACGGCTCCAACGATCTTGTTCGACCGGCGGGGTGTACATGATGCTGACGTAACCGCCCAGGTTGGCCAGGCCAACAGGGATGTTCTGGTCGCCTTTGCGCACGATGCCGGCAACGGTAACGGCCAGGTCGGAACGACGTGGCAGACCGTCAGCGGTCATGGCTTCACGGCCAGACAGGTCGACGTTGATTTCCAGGGTCGATTGCTTGCTCAGCCAGTCCAGCGAGAAGAACAGGTCAGGCTGGAACAGGTTGCTGTAGATCGCTGCCAGAGCGGCCTGGGCGTAGAACACGACCTGACGCACTTCGGTGTTTTCCGGATCGTTGAAGTCCACTTTGTGGGACACTACGCGCCAGCCGGCACGAACGATCTCGACGCTACGGCGCGACTGATCGAAAGCCTTCTTCGCGATTTCGTCAACCAGAGCCAGGTAGCTCTCGGTGATGTAGTCGGAGGCGATGATCGGCAGCGGGTAGGTGCGATGGTTGATTTCGACGTTACGCACGGTGGCGTCGTCGGTCATGCTCGAGGACAGAGCCAGAGCCGACACCAGAACCTTGACGGTGCCGTTGTCTTCGACTGGGTAAGCCAGGATCACCGAGGAGATGCTGACGTTGTGCTCGGAAGCTTCCAGACCCAGAACTTGGATCTTGGAGAGGTCGATCAGGCCGGCGCCTGCAACCTGACGCTCTGGATCGAACCAGTGCTTAACCGACTTAACAGCGTTGACCAGAACTTCGCCGCTGATGCGACGGGACATCGGTGCGCCGAGCAGGCGGTTGATGTCCAGCAGGCCAGCGGTGCCAGCCTGCGATTCACGGGCAGGGCGCTCAGCACGTTCGCTGCGAGGTTGTTCGGTGCGCGGACGCTCGTTGCTCGAAGCGGTGTTGTCGATGTCGTCTTGTACAGCCATGGTGTGACTCCTTGGTATATAACGTTACTAGGCCTAGTGAACTCGAAGCTTGGCTTCTGTATTCATGTTTATAATGTAGCACCGTACGAAGTTCGAATGGAATTCGTGCAGAGAGCCTCATTATGATTCGGCCAGGGGGTTTAAAAATACGTGTGATCTTACCGGAAAAGGAAATACCCTCCTCTTGTGCTGAGCTATAAACTCAGCCGGAGCAGATCTCCTATAGCATATGCAGTCTCAGGTTATTTTTTACGATTGCACTCGCACCACCTCTGAAAGAATTCCGGCTATCCTTTGAGACTTTACCCGCCAATGGACCATCGCCATGTACCAACTGTTCAACACCGAGTCCAGGATCAAGCAGACCAATATCGCTACCTTTGGCCTGGACTACGTCAAGCGCGAACTGATGAACGTACAGGTGAACCGCTATAAACAGCTTCGGGCTGCAAACCCCGGGTACCTGAAGAGCGACCACCTGCTACAGAAGATCCTGGGCATGATCGACATCCCTTTCGATGGCGACCTACCCGACTACTATCTCCGTGTCTCCAGCATTGTAGACCGGCTTGCTGGACAGATGGGCTTTTGCACCGCCGGCCACCACGGGCGGGTCAGGAACCATAGCCACTTCTACGGTAAAGGCGTGAATGAAGTCATCATTGCCATTGCTGACGATGAAGTCACTCCAGGCCAGATCTGGTTTAACTGGCGGAATATGAGCCCTGTGAGGGTACTCTCACATCCTATCATGGGATGCGGTATTATTGAACTGGATGGGACCAACGACATCAAGGGTTTGCCTTGGGGTGCGACGGCCGTTATCGAGATCAACATTCCTTTGCTGGCTTGTCAGTATCACCTGTGGCGGGTGGCTGTACGTGGACTGGCCCCAGAGGGCTTTGCCTTCCCCGTGAGCCATTTCCTGACACAGATCATCATCCCCAACATGCTGCCCGGTCACTTGGACGTGGCAGTGGGCAACACGCTGCACCATTTGATCGGTGGCACGGGTTACGTCAAGGTAGAGAGCGACATGCCCTTCTACACGGCAGACCTGTACCCCAAGCTGGAGAAAGGCTTGCAGGAGTTGGCTACCCGCTTCTGCAACCAGACACTGTACTACCGAGACATCCTCTCGAACGTCCCTGTGTTTGGCAACGACACCTTGATCCAGACCGTTCGGATGCCAGACATCGCGTACACCAACCAAGCGATCTGGGCACTGACCATGGCACGGCTTCCTGTGATTGCCATGCTCTTGAAGTTCGACCAGTTGGCCAAGAACGTAAAGAACGATGCTGACCGTAACCGTATCCGGCGTAGTCTCACGGAAGCGGAGAGCGGCAAGTACTTGGTGAACCAGATCCCAGCCGATGTTGCAGCAGGGATTGCGAACTTCATTGCACAGAACGTGGCACCTCTGTTGTTCAAGTCGCCCCAAGCGGCAGAGCAAACCCTGTAAACATAGAGAGGAGCCTAGGCTCCTCTCTATGCCGTGTCACTCAAACAATCGATCAATCGAGATACTGCTAAGGATAGGCAGAGAAGCGATGTGCACGCTCCGTGGTTGTACGAAGGCCTCAGGCATCGGTACAAGCCCGGGAACCACACGGCGGATCACTACACCACCGGGAAGCTCTCGCACCGCAGGCTGCGCCTCACGCTCTCTGGCCCACCGTTCTGCCTGAAGGCGCAGACGTTCCCGTCGAGCCACGTCGTCAAGCTTACGCTGGACTTGGCCTTCTGGGTCCATCATGCCTTTCTGGAACAACGCCATCAGCGGGGTCTCATACACCGTACCACTACGATGCGTGAAGTCCTGCTTGAAGGTAATGTCGTCCCGGAAGGTCACCAATCCATGAGGCCAGACAATCAGCCAATGGCCACCTTCTGGCTTAAAGAGCTGGTAGAAGTCAGGGTCGATCTGCATGACCTCTTTGGGATTGAACCCATAAGCGGTGTAGGACGGATCGTCATGGAACATCCAGTCCGTACGGTCAACTCGCTGGATCTGGAACGCGTGGACCTTGGACCACGGGGTGATCCTGAGTGTTGAGACGGTGCAGCTGGGCATCGTGAGCCCTCCTCAATGTGTTCAAGGCATCACCCAATCGCTTGGCCACCTGAATGTTTATCTTGCCGTGCTGGCGTACCGCAGTCTCCACCAGCAGGAATATAGGCACCCCGCTGATCAGAGACTGCTCCACTGCCTTCTCGACCATCTCCGAGAACACATCAATGATGGCTTGATTGCTCATCGGATCAAGGTTGATGGACGACTTGGTGACGCATGCCTTGTTGTAGTCGCCAGTGAGGTCACCCCAGGTTGTCAAGACCGGCCCACGCCGGTCAGGGAACCTGAGGATCTTGCACTCAGTCGGCGAGCCAGTCTTCTCCGTCATCTTCTTCATACTCCTCATCGTCATCCTCGTCGATCTTGAGGATGATGCTGTTGGCGTCAGTCGGATCAGGTTGCAGGTTGACTTCGCCTTTTGGTGTATAGATGTCGCTGATCAAGCGGACGTACTTGCTGTCGACTTGGAAGATCCCCAGCGTCTCGAGGATCATGTAGAAGGACTCCAGGATCTCGTAGGTGAGACGACGGACGTCGATCTGTGCCATGACCTCATCTGGCATCCCGATGCCCGACAGGATCGACAGAGGCAGCATGAGCGTGCCCATCTTGTCCTTGCCAGCCCGTTCGCAATACTCGCGCAGGCGTGCACCCAGCTCCTTGTCCGTGTTGTCCACGTGAGTGAGCCATTCCTGCATGTCGGTCTTGTTATTGATCGCCAGCGGAACCTTAATCACGGAGAACGGTGGGCTTTCTACATGGCCGTACTTCGGTGCAAAGACGTGCTCCCAGAAGTGATAGTGACGATAGTTCGTCTTCTCACGGAATGGATCTTCCTTGTTCATGTTCGGGTACGATTCCTGAACCTGTGCAGACTTCAGGTAACGGTGTTCCCCGGACTTGATCGAGGTGTAGATGTCTTGCTCCAAACGCCACACCAGCAGGTACAGCTCTTCCAGTGTGAACTGACGGTTCTCATCCGCACGGGTCATGACTTCCTTCATGAACGCCTTGGCCTGCTTGATGATCGCTACCGGCACGGTGGAGGAACGCAGGGCTACGCCTTTGATCTCCATCTCGTAGTCACGGTACACACGGCCTTCACGAGCACTCATGAACGCGTAGTAGTGCTTCGCCCGACTGGTCAAGGTAAAGACCGGGAAGGCGTACTCGTTCTTCATGGTGAGGCGGTGTAGGTCTTCCTGAATCACGCCCATGTTGGCAGACAGCTTCGCCAGCACGTGCACGATGCATTGGCAAGCCACGAAGGTCGTAGTGTACCAGATGCCGTCACCTTCACGGCTACGCACGTCGCTACCGGTGTACCACGTTACCCATTCCTGCGTGGTGAAGATCGTGGAGTCTGTGTCAGACGCCAGTACCACACGACGGAGGATGCCCTTGATGTTCGCTACGGTTGGAGCCAGCAACACTGGGGTCAGGAACACACGGATGAACTGGAAGTAGTCCTGCAACGTGTTCTGGATGTTAGCCGAGGACTTGGCAACCAGTGCCAGCTCAGCCGTCATCCCTTTTTCTTTCATGGAGTCGAAGTCTTCACCCCGAGTGATGTCCGCGTTGAGGTACGTGGCCAGCATCTTGGTGTCGTCGTCGAATGCCTTGCTGCGAAGCATGGCAAAACCGTCTTCCACTTCCATGGAATCGTTACGTGGCTCGTGTTTGATGATCCGGTCCATGAACCCACGGACAAAACCATCGTTGAGCTGGGCAATGTGGTACAGGTCGCCCGTGTACATCACGATCGCACGCTCCAGCGGGGTCAACTTCTCGATCAGGTCAGCGATCTTCTGGAAGTTGGCCTCGTTGCGCCAGTACAAGTCAGTGCTGCGCTTGATGCACTTGACAGTTTGCTCGGTGGAAGGGTAGACAAAGCCGCAACTGTCCATCACTTGACGGAATTCCTCGTGCGGTTGGCTCTTGACCAGCGCGAGGATGTTGGCAATCGTTATCTTGGGTGACCAATAGTGTCTTGACCCTGCCAGTAGCTTCTCGTTACTGGCGTTACCGTAGCCGGTGGCAGAACGGCACATCGAAGTCAGGCTGGAGTGGCCCGATTTCACGTAGAGAATGTTACCAGTGAAGCCGTGCATGCCAGACAGCGAGTTAATCGCGATCTTCTTGGCGTTCTGCTCGGCGTCCTTGATCTTCTCAAGGGTCTCATCCCCTGCTACCTGAGCAAGGAACATCTCGTTCTTGGCTTTCTTACGTCCTGCGATGCCCGATTCAACGAACTTGGCCGAAGGGGACTTCAACACCTTCGGGTTCTCGTAGCACACCATCGATGGACTGATGATGCGGTTGGTGTCAGTCACGGTTTTGACGTAGTTGAGCAGGGTCATTTCAGTTTTGACCCGGTTGCCCGGTGATTCTTGTTTCAAGACCAGCATGTTCGGATCACGAAGCGGGTACTTCCCACCTCGGGAGAGTGTACGCTTCAGGAACGCCAAGCACTTGTCTTCCGGCTGCCCGGTCATCCGATGCAGATAGTGGGTATTCTGTTCGAAGTACCCCTTCAACAGATCGAGGTCACGGGTATAGGCTTCCTTCGGAAGTACAAACGGATTTTCCATCAGTTGGGCCCTTGATACGGCAAAAGAAAAAGAAAGGGAGGATCGCTCATAATAGAGCAACCCTCCGTTTTTATTCACTGAAGTTCACGAACGTGTAAACGACAGTGTCTTCTTCCCGCATTGGGACTACCTCGGTAAGAACGAAGCCATCTTCCTGTGCCTGGATCAGGCGGAGCGTGTCAAACCCATGGGGTCGGATGCCGCAGTTGTGGAAGTTGACCACCTCATCGAGGAAGTCTTGCGCTACAGCATCATCGAAGTTGCTGTAGATGTCGTCCATGTGGGCTTCGGTGTACGCGGTGTCACCATTCTCCTCATGGATCATGATGTCAACGTGCAAGGCCGGGTGACACATGGCAATCATGTCATTGTGCACTTGCTCAGTGACGCGGTGTTTGTGCGTCACCTTCTCAACCGCTTCAAGAAAGTCGCCGTACGCCTTGAAAAACTCATCGTCAAACGGGAACAGGATGTGGTTCTCCGTCCCCGCTTCGAATTGCAAACGCTTTGGGCGACGGGGAGGCCACTTAATACTCGATCTTGAAATCCTTGATGCCATTTTGGAGAAGTGCCTCGCGCACGAGTTGTTCGGTCGAATCACTGACACTGCCCACTGTAACAACCAGCTTGCGGTCGGTGATAACCTCAATGGTGTTTAGGTCGATCCACGGCACACCCAGGACTTCAACAGCCCCGTTGCCGTAGCGCAACTTCACGTAACTGTACGAACCTGCCGACTGGGGCAGGGTGGTCAAATAGTTCTTGACCTGGCTGTGCTTGGACTTGACATCGGAAATCAACTGGGCCGTGTCGAGGTCCAAGTCCGCAGCCACAATGGTGACGTTATCGCGGTTGGCCCCGAGGATGTTCGGGACCAGCGTGTTGAAGCGAACCGTCTTACCTTTGTAATCGGTGATCATGCGGATGTTCCTCAATGATTAAAACGAATGTCCCTTCTGTGTCCACTACTTCCACGTCAACCCACTGCCTGTGTGAGAGTGCGCTGAAGGAGCGGTCTTGGCGGATTCGTGCCAACCATTCACCATGATGCCGCAGGTCTTCCCTGAGGGCTATGAAGAACGCGTGGAGGATCAAATCCCTCACGTAACGGCGAACCGCACTGGGCAGTTCCTCGTCATGTGGCAAATCTGGGTCGAGGGAGTAGCAGACCTCGGGCAGGAGGTCAGCCAGAACCTCTGATGTGTTGATGACAATCATGGGTGGTCCTTAGCGCACAACGACGATCAAGGCCTCTTCTTCGGGGTAGTACGCGGCATGTACAACGCTGCGTCTATCCAGTCCAGGAGTTGCACGGTCTATCGCACAGTAGAGGTTGATCATAGCATTTCTCAGCGCTATGAAGTTGTCTTGGGCATCTTCCTGCTCTTCTCGTGTGGAGCCGGGGTAGACGGGGTACATCGGTTTGCAGTAGTTATCTACCGCGACCTCACCCCTCCGGCACCAGTCAGCATAGAACGAATACATTTCGTCCATCACATACGAGTGGTCCATGACTTGGGACAAGTCGGTTAAAAAGGCTTCGTGTATCTCGCCTCCATTGAAGATCATGCTACGCTCAGCCATTGGATATTCTCACAACGAGTGAGCCGTCTGACGCGTCGTAAGCTACCAGTTCAGTGAACAGATGCTCAAGTCTACGGAAGCGGCTCAGTTGGTCTGCAAAGTCAGAGAATACGGGAATGACCAGCTCGTAAGCTTCATCGACTTCCAGCATTAGCTGGTCACGAAGGGCATTCCGATTCGCAGACTCTCTCATCCAATAACTGAGTACTTGGCCATATTCAATCGCGATCGTGTTCTTGATGACGCCCCGTAATACTGAGGACACCGTGGCGGCCAGCAGTTTTCGATTGATACTTAGGAGCCAGTTTCCTTCGACGGGGATACACAATACTAGCGGGATCAACGGTGGGGTCTCCTGTTGTTCGCGGGGTAATCTCGACAATGGCAGAATCATCATCAAACACCTCCACCAGTTGGAAGTCACCTAACTGATCGACGAAGTGACTGGTCGAGTGGGACAGATCTTCGACGACGTCATGGATGATGCTGGCCAGCTCTGACTGGATCGACTCGGGAAGCCGGTCATTCATCATGGGCTCGTTCATCATGTCAGAATGACGATGGAGCCTTCCAGCGGCGGCGGATAGGTACGCGAATAGTTGGTCGAGTGACAGGCCTGTGGCCTCCAGTACCCGAGCCACATTCTGTAAGAACTCGCCACTGGTTTCCAAGGTGATAATCACTTTGGTCTCGGGAGGCTTGGATGTAGAGATCTTCGTCGGGCTCCCAGTAGACAACCTTGAGGAGGCTGAATGGCTTCCGAGTGCGCCAATTCTGACCTGATCCAGAAGATTTATCGGTAGTCTCATAAAAAGTCCTGAGGTTATCAAAGAGGGTGTAGAAGGTGGAGTAGATGTCGTCGCACCACCAGTTCAGTTCCTCTTCCATATCCGGATTGTTGTCGTTGATGTCCTCCAGATAGAAGGCGTCATCGAAGACAAAATACGCGATGGCGGCATAGAGTAAAGCTGAGGCACCAATGTGATCGGCTAACTTCTTGCCGAGCATATCGAATGCCTCATCATACGGTAGATTCAAAGCGATTGAGCTTATTCCAGTCGACAACTCGTCTCACCTCTATTACCATTACGCCATCACAGTATTCAAGAACCCGGCAATCGGAACAAGCATTCCTGAGCAGGCCCTTGAAGCAGGCTTGCATGATACTGTTGACAGCGTGGATATTCATGCGCTCAGCAGCAAGTACTGATTCACGCACGCGGTTTATCCATGAACGGCCGGCTCGGGTGTCAAGCACATCTCGGGCAATGATGGCACAGTTGATCATCTCGACCATAGGAATCATGATGCCAATCTTGCCCAATCGCCTGTAATGGCGTTTGAACTCATCATGATCCATAGGCGATTCAATCAGGACGTACTGGGTGTGGTCGGGCGCCTGCCCTACCGTCACCCGACTCACTGTGTATGGCTCATAGGCCCGAGGATATAAGCTCTTCGAGCGCTCGACGTAACCGTTCAGGATAGAAATCTCCCTGCGCTTGAGCATGGTTGAAGTCTTCCTTTAATCGGTGGCTAGGCTTTGGCACCGGGCGAGGACGTTGCTCCACGAACAAGGATTCGTTCAGTGGATGGTACTCCAGTTCAAGGGAGTACTTTTTAAGATCAGTCCCGGTTTCAACCAACCGGCGGAATTGATCTACAATGTCATCGACAGGGGAGTAGTCTGAAAGGTTGCCCTTAACCGACTCGATCACATCATCAACCAACGTGGCTGATTCAGTCCGGTTGTATGAATGAACCATCGCTATCACAGCTTTGGTCACGGTAGAGGAAAAGCATGAGCCATGCTGCTCAAGGAACATCTCCCTGAGCATCGTCTCAACTTCCCCAGTGGAGACTAGGAATGTTGTCATCTGAGCACCTGTTACTGACGGCTGAGCTGCTCCATGTACATGCGCTTGACTTCGTCACGGATGACCGGGTTGTGAATGTCCTTGAATGTTTCACGAATGCAGTAGTCAATGTACTCACTGTATTCTTCAAGGTCGTCCACTTCACGCACCATCTTCGGCGGAGTGAGGCGCTTGACTTGGCGGAGCAAGTCCTTATACCGTTGTAGCAGTGGGTCACTTTTTACCTCGATGATGAGGTCTTCAGTGAACTTCACGTGCCGGAACTCTACCTGACGAGTCCCGATGTTCTTCAAGATCGTGTTGATCATCGGATCGATGGTCATCATGATGGCCATGAAGTGCTCATCGCACTCCGCGCACAGATCGTCCACTTCATCGTGGGACATTGCACGCGTTGGATACCCCAATGCCTTGATCAGTATTTCGAGCGGGTCTGGCTTTCTCCGAAGGTGTCGCATGGACATCTGGATATAAGCTTGCGCGAAAGCCGCAGCGGCTTCCACCAGAACCTCATTTCTACGCGGACCACTGCTCTCGACTGTATGACCTCGTGGCCACAAGTCCAGTGTATCGTCGAGGTAAGACACTACCTCTGAAATGGGAACTGAGATGTTCTGCACGGTTTCACTCCAAACTAAGTCTTTTTCTTTTGACCATGACCAGGATCTCGTTGGTCATTTCGATCGCTACGACGTAACGTTGCAAGTGCGCGATTACGTTTCTATCCAGCTGATCGACGAATGTCATCCCACACCGGTCCTGAAGAGCATGGATCTGTCGGTACTGGCTGTCCAACGATTTGCACCGTGGGGTAGATGAGACTAAAGTCATTCCGGTTTTCTCAACCAGCTCTCGTTCGATCACATACTGCCATGCAAGCAACGATAGTTCTCCACCCTCGTCAATGGTACCAATGAGGAACGAAACGTCGAACACGAGCGCTGTAGGGCCCTTAAATTCGATGTTCATACATGTCCCCTCAAAGGATACCGGGTGTTGGTATTTAAAGACCTAAAAAATAACCCACTGAGAGCAGGGAAGTCCCTGCTCTCATTATGGAGTGTCACCCCAAGCTCGGCCAACCATCATTACCGATCGGGTCGGACTTGTTCAGCGCAGGACCGTGCTTCTCGAAGCTGTAGCGCTCTTCAGGGAACTGATGGTGCCACTCGCCATTCTTGCAGCGGCCACATTCGTAGCCAGGACCCGTTTGCTGAGTCGCATGGATGTTGTCGACTTGGCCACAGGTCTCACATTCAAACACGTCGGTCATGATTCTTTCCTTCCTTAAAGGGTTCTGTATACACCTTGATGATGTATGGCTTCAAAAGTTTGCAGGTACACGAACCCGGCGTTGTCCACGCATTACTGGTTGATCGGGGGTGACGTCGTAGTAGTCGTAGATGCCCACCACGCGGTTATCTTCCGTGACATAGGCATAGTCACAGAGTTTGTCTTGGCGATTGGCCTGACAGGCCTCCAGAGCCTCTACAAGGGAAGGGTAAGGAGGGCTGGTCTGCACCAGACGCTTAGCCGAATGCTGAGCCACGTATTCCTTATCTTTAAGCTCCTTGTCTTCACGGGCTTTGTTTTCAGTCTCAGCCCGCAGTTCCAGATCCTGACGATAGGCTTCCAGTGGACTCAGCAACGACTTGGTCATTTACGTTTCCTTCTTAAACAGGTCAGTGAGGTATTCGTTCCCGAACGGTGAATCGCTATCGGAGGCCTTGCCGACTGGCTTGATGGACTGATAGTAGTAGTAGTTCGGGTTGATGTGTGGGAACCACGTCTTGAGCTTCTCAACCGACCGCTTCGGACTGACGTCGTAGTCATGGATCATGTAGTCCACGCCTTTGAACGTCATGCCGATGCTGTAGTTGACCGAACCGTCTTCCATCTCGTGCTTGACCATGATAGCGCAGCAAGGCGCGTCATCTTGTTTCCACACGAGTTCGTTGTACGGTTCAAGCAAGGCATGGATCTGCTTATCTTCACTGTTGGACAGGAACATAAGCAGATCCACCAAGGACGCCGTGGAGTCTGCTGCGTGCAGGACGGTCGTCAGTTTGATCATTCGGCTTTCTCAACCGGCAGAGTCGTGTAGGTAGGGCTGAACTGACTTGGAGAAGTCTCGATCGTCGATTCCGAGATGATGCCGACGTCAGGACTGCGTGGATGTACGCGTGGACCACGGAAGAGTGGGCGTGGTTCAGTCTGACTGCTGTCTCGCCAGGTCTTGACCACTTTCAGAGGAGACCAAGCCAACAGGATGTCAGCTTGAGTCGCAGCCTTGTTCTCTTCGAAGTGCACGGTTCGCCACTTACCTTCACCGTCCAGCAATTGAAGGGAACCCTTCTTGCCATTGCGCAGGTAGTTAATCTGCACCAGCTCATTAATGGTCAGAAGCTCAGGGAGCATCTCGCCGACTGGCATGAGTTGGTGGTTGAGAATGGTGTCACGCAGACCCATGTACAACAGCATGTTCTTGAACACCTTGCGGCGGATTTTACGCGGCTTGCTGCCCAGATGGATGCGATTCTTCTCACGCATCTTGGCCTTGAGCTTCTTGCCAGCCCAGCCGATCAGGAGATCTTGCTCCGTCACGTTCTCACGATCAAACATGGCCATGTAATCTTTGCCGGCACGTTTGGCGTACTTCATCAACTTGGCTTGGAAGTTGGACTTCGTAGCGCAAAGGTTGCTTGGGTACTTGGTGTCTTGGCGAAGAATACCGCGCCACAGTTGACGCCGGTACAGTTCAACGTTATTCAGATAACTCATCTTGCGGGGTTCCTTGATGGAGTAGCCGCTGAGGCCGTGCTTGTTTCGAAGCACGACCCCATCAGCGCCAATAGAGAGGTTAGAGTGGAAGTCCATCAGAACTTGAAGTTCGTCGGGAGTCCACCTTCTTCGAGGTTTGCCGGGGTGTGGAACTTGACCAGCTCTTCGTAACGAGACTTGGCTTCGTCCATGTTGTTCGCCGGGTAGATCTCGATGGTCAGGGTTTCCCAGGTCTTGTACTCGGCCTGGAACTCATTGCTTGGGTGAACGCCGTATTCCAACTTGTGGTTGTTCAGTTGGATGGCGTAGTCCAGGTCATCGCTGTAGCCCAGGATGTTGAAGGTGTCGTCTTCGTCGTCGAAGATACGGAACGCACCGATCTTTCGTGGTGCAACTTTGAAGTCGTCAGCGTGCACTTCTTTGAGCCAGCTTGGCTCTTGGAAGTTGGCGTTGAAACCGTAGCGCGTGGCGTTGTTCTCGAAGACGGTGATCTCCGTGGCTTCAGGCCAGAAGGTCGTGATGTCGTCGATGCTTTCCACATAGGCCATCATCATGTTGGCATCGTGGGACATGCGCACGATCCAGTACGGGTGGTACAGAGGCCAAGCAATCGGGCGGGAGTCGTGGATGTATTCCGGGTCGTCGAGGTGACGCGGAGGTACCGGCGACAGGAAGCCCACACGGAACAGTGGCGTGCCACCGTAGACCGGTTGCCAGATGAACGCTTGCTCAGCGTGTGGCTTGGTGATGAGTTCGTACATCGGCTTACCGTCAAGGCCGAGGATGACTTCTTTCTTCTGGCTCATGTTGTAACTCCTAGCAGATGGGGCTAATGATGATGACCGTATCGTCAAGCTTGAAGCCTGGGATCGGCAATGGATCGCTCATGTCGGTGTAACCCAGTCCCGTGTTCATATCCACGAAGATCAGGCCAGCCAACACACGCTCAGGCGTAGTGGTGATTTCAAGGAACTCACGACGAGCTCCTTCAGCACTACGGACAGGTGGGTGCATGGTGTCTTGCGGTCTCGGATGTGACTCGACGCGCATGGTGATTGTGTGGTCAATGAAACGACCGAATACGCGGTAGACCTTTTCGCTGCCACCACGAATGAATTCGTCGCCCGGTAACAGGCGCTTGATGTTGATGGGGGTGCCTTGGCGTGCCTGTACCATTGTAACTCCTACATGCGGCATAAAGACCGTGGAAGATCCCCCTCCACGGTCCTTGTGTTTACCAAACCAGGCCGGAGGCCGTTGGCTTGTCCTTGTCGCCAGTGAACGCGACTGCTTCAGTAGCAGCTTGTTCTTGGTCGGCGATTTCACGCTCGAGGTCTTCGACGCGCTTACGCAGTTCACCCATGGAGCCGTTTTCGATACCGAAGAACAGGCTGCCTTTGGCTTGTGCGATGGAAGGCATTACGCCGTAAGTGCTGTAAGGCACGAACATTTCCGGAGTCGGATCGGTGGCTTCACGCAGCAGGTAAGCAGAGGCCAGAGCGCCGCTACGCATCAGCTTGGTGAAGTCTTCGATGTTGTCCGACACGTGCATGCGGCACAGTTGGGCACGAGCCTTGGTCGACTTGGTGAAGTTGAACAGCGACTTCAAGTCTGCGGTGTCCAGGCCGTGGTTACGGCGAGAGACCAGAGCAGCCAAAGCGGTGATCATCAGGTGCGCTTCGTTGTCGACAGCTTTGTCAGTCATCTGGCCGGCTTTGTTGAAGCCCAGGTGAATGATGCCCGGCATGCCGCAGGAGCGCGAGATGTTGTCCAGGGTCTTCACGCCACCGATGGTGTTCTCGGCGTTGCGGATGGCCTGTTGTGCCCAGACCACGATACCCATGGCCATGTGACCATCGTCCAGCAGCTTCTTCAGGATCAGGGGACCCGATACCGAACCAGTACCGCCAGCCAACGTGAAGACCACAACGGTCATGTCAGCAGGTGGGAACTTGCGCAAGATGTCAGGAACAGCTTTGGCAATCGCTTCAGCGTTTTCAGGACGCAGGCCGCCTGAGCCGTCCAGACCATCGAACAGCCAGGTCTTGTCAACCAGACGGTCATCGAGGTTGGAGTCAGAGGTGTCCACGAAGCAAACTTCGATGTTCGCGACGTCGGCGCTGTGACCAGCTTCCAGGTATTCCTTAGCGATGTTGACACCGCCGCCACCACAGCCGATGATGCGCATGGTGCCTACAGGACGATTAGAGAGACCGTGACTCATTGTGACTACCTCATTGAGGGTTGTTGATTTGGGTGTTGCACACAATGATAATGTATCACTGTGGAAAAGTTGACTAGCTGCCTACACGGGCTGCTGCTGCGGTCAGCTTACGAAGACCTTTGCGTTCACGGCCCTCGTTGATGATCATGAGCATCTGTGCTTGCAGCCGGTCGCCGAACATGTTCTTCTCTTCAATGAAGTTCAGTCGGGCATAGATTTGTTCGATAAGGTCGCGTTCGCTCTCACCGAAGTAACGGAAGATCCCGGTGTAAGCGTGCATCATCGTTTGCAAGCTATCCACGACTTCACCGATGGGATTGGTCTGGGCCATGTGGTCGATGTCCTCGACAGTCTTGGCCAGTGCACCCACTTTACGGATCAGTTCTGGGAAGCAGCATTCGAACGCCCAGAACGTCTGTTGACGTGGGCGGTCGCTGTACAGCTTATTTGCCACGTTCAGCATGGAGAGGCTGACGATCATGCCATCTACACACAGGCGCTGGATGATGGCTTTCGCATCTTCGTCTTCATGGAACGCAGGACGTCCCGTCACGGCCCGGACTTCGGTGTCGAACAGGGTGAACAGCTTCGAGGTGTACTTGCAATGGTGTAGGACCAAATGCGTTAAACGGTGCGGTTTGGTCAGGTTGTAGATGTCGCCATGAAACAAGCGATCGTGCAGCTCTTGGCGAAACTGAACCTCATCCCACAAACCAGCGATGTCGTTATTCACGCTATGCTCCTTTTCTATTATCCAATCATGTGTACCTTCGTCTTATCGAGGCAAGTCACCATGATGGACCTTATCACAATTGCCCTTGACAGGGTAGGTTTCGAAATTCCGCAGGAGGTGCTCCGCTATACCTTCTCACCCACCCGCTATGACCCGTCCAAGAATGGACTGATCCGTGACTACAGCACTGGCGTCAGCAACGACACCGTGATCCGCCGTCAAGTGATCGATGCCCGCGTAATGGTGGACATCAACCTGTGTTCTGGCGTAGAGCTGTTCATCCCACTGAACGGTTGCCCAGCGAAGATGGTTGACCGCTGGACGTACGTCTACACGATTCCCAAGGAGTTGACCCAAGGCCGGTCGATCACAGTCCCCTACGGGCTGAGTTACGGTCAAGGCAACAACATGGGTCAGGCAGGCTCTTTCGCTGAAGACCGTTCGATGGTCTTGGAAGCGGCAGCCGGTCTGATCCAGTCCAACTCTGCCTGGACTCAAGTGCAGACAGCGTACTGCACACTGGTGGCCGACAACGTCGTTGAAATCACCAATATGAGTCGTGTCCCGGGGATCAGTTACTTGCGCTGCTTGGTCAGCCATGAACCGAACCTTGCGAACATTCCCCCACACTACGCAGACAAGTTCACCGAACTGGTGATCCTGGCTGTGAAGGCGTACATCTACACGCGGACTATCATTCCATTGGATGAAGGTGCAATCCGCGGTGGTGCTTCGTTGGGTCGGATTCGCGAGATCGTCGATTCGTTTGCTGATGCCAACCAGATGTACAAGGAGTTCCTCAAGGACAACTGGCGCAAGTCGGGCGTCATGGCGAACCGTGCACAGCATCATCGCCTACTCCGGTATACAGTAGGCAGCCGCCGTTAAGAAAGACAGGAAACAAAGAAAAAAGAAAGGGGAGCCCGAAGGCTCCTCTCTCTATTCCGTTACTTCTTGAAAGAAGCTTTATAACGGAAGCGGAGGCCGTCTTCCGACACCTCCTTTTCGATCACGGTGCAGTCGCGAAGGCACTTCACGAAAGCTACACCGACGAAGCCGATGATGGCTCCAGTAATGAAACGACCCATGGTGGGCTCCTTACGTTACAGGGGTGTCGGGTGTCGGCTCAGTAGGAGCAGCCGGTTTGAGGGTCTTGCGGTGTTCGTCGGTCTTGTCCAGGAAGCAGTAGACAACAGCACCGGCTACAAAGCCCAGAATGAAACGCATGGTGTTCTCCTCGTTAAACAGCTTCGCGCAGTTCTACGCGGTCGATGAAGCCAGGGCACAGCGGGTTACGCTTCTGGCCTTCGTTGTATTCGTCAACGCCCAACTGGACATCACCGAATGGTTTGATCACGCCACCCACCGACCAAGTCGACAGGTGTGGTCGACCTTCCTCATCGAGGTAGATCGAGTTGATGCTGAAGTGAGAGACGCGACCGTAAAGGGCCACGACTTCTTCACGACCACCGGCTTTGTGGACACCCACAGCGCAGATGGTCTCCAGCCCACGTTTCGAATCGTGGTTGTCGATGATCTTGAAGCCAGCAGCTTTAACGGCTTCGATGATTTGTGCTGGAGTTGCTTTAGGCAGAGTGTTCATGGTGTATCTCCTGATGTACTGGTTAGGGTTTGTGTAGCGGGGTTGTTATTCGGAAGCTTTGCGGATGACCGTGCCGATCACCCAACCTACAGCAGCAGCCACTGCGATCTTGCCAGCGAAGACAGCGAGGTGGCCAGCGGTGGAACGGCTAACGGCTTTAGAAGTTTGTGCAGTTTTCATGTCGATCTCCATTGATCGTGGTGGGTATGTCACATGTACAATGTATTGTTTCAAACTTTTCGAATCAGATTCGACACGGCATAAAGGCGGGGTTGATCCCCGCCCTATGCTTAGTGGTTGTAGAACGCCGCAGCCTCCATTCCTTTCTCGAACGTCAGGTGTTGACCAGACGCCATTAACCGAATCGCGTAATACATCGACCCCATGGTGTCCTTGATCTTTTCGCTGGTCACTTCGCTCTCGTGCCATTCCGATTCTGACATAAGGGCGATCTCATGTGTTTCAGACACGAGTGCACCGAAGACCTTTTCCGCCACCATTGCACGATCACGGTCGTACATGTAATGCGGATGAGCAGGGTTGGCCAGGATCTCGTCCACCAGTTCAGGGCCGAGGATACGATCCATGCGACGAACTGTGACAGGATAGCGTTCCCGTGCCTCAGATGACCGGGCTGCCAAGAAAGTAGCCCCGACAGCCAACCACGTTAGAGCATCTTGTCTCCAGCGAGGATCACCGGCTACAGGCTCAAGGAGTGTGCAAAGAGTGACGATGTGATGGTTCAGCGGAGTGGCAAGGATCATGGGTGGTTCCTGTTAGTACTTCTGGGGCTTGTAGCGGTACCCAGAAGCTTGAGCGAGGTGAAGGAGGTACATCAGGTGGAAGAAGTAGATAGTGGCCGCACAGGCGACCTTAGGGAAGATGGCACACAGGAAGAACAGGATCGTGATGATCCCAATCAACCCTGACAAGTCGTTACGCGCCATTCCTTGAAGGACCATGGCGTAACCGATACCGTTTTCCTTCATCGACCCTTTGAGTGTCCGGTAGACACGGTAGTGATCGATGTAGGGAACCAGCAGGAAGAGGAAGAACCCTGCCACAAACGCCCACTCAACGAAATTCGTGATCGCCTTGAGAGTTATCATCGTCTGCATCCTTAATCATGCCCAGGTATTCAGCCAGTTCTTTCATCTTGCCTTCGACACTGACTTTCACGTTGCCGTTGTCTGCGACCAAGACAGGAATGCTGTCGGTCACGTCTTCCGGTTTGCCTTTGTAATAGAACAGGACCTGAGGAACCTGACCGTCCGGTACAGGGTCTTCCTTCACGATTCCGTTAACGAACGATTCCGCCGAGTACGACTGCGTCTTGGGGATGGTCTGCACCGCGTAACCGAGGTTGACCAACGCGCCAGCGGCGTCTTGGACGTTCTCATCCCAGTCTTCGACCATCAGGCCGACCACAGGGGCTTTAGGCTCACCGTGGGGCGACAGGGTTTCTTCCAATGATGCAAAGATGTTCATGGGTTCACCACTTGAATGCAGGAGGAGGGTTGAGCGACAACATGTCAGCCGACAGACCCTTCAATTTAGCGTATTCACCAAAGCCGATCTTGTTGACCGAGTAAGGCTTGACGTTGGACCAGTCACCGTGGACTTCAGGAGACGGGCCATCAATCATCCAGTAGCCTTTGTCCAACATTACGTCACCGCCGAACAACACCCCACCTTCACGTTGGACGTCGACCAGCAACTTGACCATGTACTGAGGATCTTTCCCCGTCTGAGGCAACATCTTCAGCTCAGCGTAGAACATCTTGGCGACGATGTTACCCTTGTACTCCCGGGTCTGGGGAGAGTAGGTGACCAGCCAGTGCTCATTGCTCTGCTCTACGTCGAACAGTTGTTTCTTGTTGGGCTTGATGGCGTACTCGTACGGGAGGTCGTAAAGGTACCAACCGTTCTTGTGACGTTTGCCATCGTAGTTAGGCCAGGTGATGTCACCCCAAGCCGCCACGTACCCAATGAAGCACCCCATGATGCTCGGGGCCACAGAGACACGCGGTACAGAGATGTTCTCTTTCTGGGCAGCACGACGAGTCACGTACGGAGTGAACTTCTTGATCTCCCCATCCAGACTCATGTGGAACATGGGACCTGCATCCTCAGCAGAGACAAACTCCACTGCCTTACGGATGTTAGTGGGCTGTAGGTCTAACCACTGTTTGATAGCCTCTGCACTCATGGCAGTATCCTGACGAATGTTCTATACACTACCTAACAATCAAAATAAAAAACGCCAGCTAAGCTGACTGATTGTAAGTCCCTTGAGTTTTTCACTATGAAATCAGACATATAGAGTGAGTACGTTTTCCCGGTATCTAGTATAGGTGAGGCTTCGCCTCACTAGAACGGCTCATTGCGTCGTCTATCCTCCGGTCAGTAACCTTCCCTCCAGACAGCCACCACAACGGCAGACCATTCCCTTCCTATCCCAACCCCCAGACTAATTCCTCACTCCGTTCGTCATTAGTCTTGCCCCCTTCCCTTTCCTTCCCAAGAAGTTGACAAGCCTTGCATACTATACAGACCCTCGTTTTAGAAAAGAAAAGAAGCAGGGGGTGACCCTGCTCCTATGTCCGCTAGTGAACCAACGCCCTTTCCATCGGGGTGTTGTTCATCAGCGTGTAGATCTCTGAACTGTCGAAGGCATCAGTGACATTGCGGTAGATGCAGATACCGGTATCTTTATCAGTCAAGCGTACTGCAACCGCACCATCGTTAGCGTACTGGCCGTACTTGATCCCTTCAGCGTCCAACCGGTCAAAGACATCTTGACGCACTGAACTCATGAGGACCACAGTCTCTGCTGCTGTGAGTCGTTTCATACCCGCACAAGGAATGCCCACCACCATGGTAGCGATAGCGTCTACCAGTTTACCGATCTGCTTACGGATCTCCTGCTTCTCAGTAGGGCTCACCGTCTCACCTTTGCCGGACTGTTGGAAAGCGACTAGCGCCTTGAACTCCCGGACCAGTTGCTCGAACGTTTGTTCCATTTGACATTCCTGCAAAAAAAGATCCTCATCACACCGGTCGCTTAAAGCGAAGGGGAATGCACACGACCGGATTGGGGGACGTGATGAGAATCAATGGGGTGTGTAGGGTTATACCGCAAAGCTGACGTAGTACGAAGTCGACATTTCAATGTTGTCGATTGCGTCTTTGCTCGGCTCTTTGAAGATCTTCCAGGACTCGTTGGTCATCGGGTCATTGAGGTGACCGATCAGACGCTTGTTGCCCAAATCCACCATGCGAGTGCGCTCACGGATAGCCGCACGCATTTGTGGTTCGTTCAGGCCGATGGTCACGAGACCGCGGTCTTTCTCGAAGGTCACGATGGCACCAGTGGATTCGATGATGTCGAACTTCTGGTTCAGGTTGCCTTCTTCTTTTGCAGTGCGCAGTTCATCGCGGATCAGGATGAACGCCGGGTGTTCCAGGACGGTGTCTTGGAAGTCGGCTTGCACTTTGCACCAGTGAGTGGCTTCAAGCAGGGAGAACATCCGACCGAAGAGAGTGCCTTCAGCTTGTTTGTGTTGGCTGATGTCGGCGGCGTTTCGAGACACGACGCGAACGGTGCCAACGGTACCAGTGAAGTTGCTGTCTTCCTTAGCCATCAGTTGCTCCAGGGCAGTGTCATCAAGATGTACGTGAGTAACGTCTGATTGTTGGGTCAGTGCGTTCATGTAGGCGACTCCTAATGCGTTAGTCATTTGGTTATTGTTTCTAGCTCACCAGTTTAATGTATCGTTGAAATAAATTCGAATTGACCTGTGCAGACAGCGTATCGCTATGAAACTTCGACTACTCTGTCCCAACAGGATACCAGTTATGTCAACCCCGGCTCCTAATGTGAAGTCGTTGTTCGAGGAGGCTACTAAGCACCTGACCATCGACCGCAAGTTCCTCCACAAGCTCCAAGGTTACCGCCAACACTTTGCCAACAAGAATGATGACCACGTCGCGTTCTTCGGTGGCCACTTGATGGGTGTACAGGATGTGCGCTTTACCAAGGCAGATCGTCTCGAATGGCTCAGCGGTGTCTTGGACATCGACGACGTCACGCTGCAAGAAGACCTCCTGACCCTGAGCACCCTTGTACCCGATCCCAACAAGGTCCGCTTCGTATCCACAGACGTGATGAACCTCTCGTGCCTGTGGTTGGTTCACGCCATCTACAACTCGTCCCTGACTGACAAGGAAAAGCACCAAGGCATGATCGATGCCCTGCTCGTCCTCGAATACAAATTCATCACCTCGATCTTGGCCTACTGGTTTCCCAACCGGGCCGACGAAGCAGTGGCTACGGCAACGTACGCTCGACTGCCGAAGAAGTTCAAGCTCAAGGAATTGGGCTCGTGGGGTGCATTGCTGGTCTACCGGGCTGAAGCCACAGTGGATTCAGTGTCGCCACACTTCAAGAACAAGACGTTCCAGAAGTTCGATGACGACTACGACATCATCTACATGGTCAACGACATCCAGGGCCGGATCAAAGGCTACCTGAAGAACATCCGGGACGTGTTCGAGATCGTTCGGAAAGACCCTACCGCGTTGATCCGCACCAACAGCAACACCTCGATCAACATGGACGGTGAAGTCGTCGTCAAGAACAAGAAGAACGTGTACTCAACCTATCGTCGTTACATTGACGAAGTCATGACAGACCGCAACAGCTTCATCATCCCGGAACTCTCCGAGATCGTGGCCAGCTGCATGCCGAAGTTGCCACTGCACAACATGATGCAGTGCCTTGAGTACATGACACGTCACTCGTCCAAGATGAAAGGCGATCCCGATGTCGCTCGACTGGTGGACTTGACGCTGGAGCATTTGTTCGACTACATCGCCACCAACCGCAATACCATCAACGTCCGGGACATTCCTGGTTTGCTCACCAAACTGTGCAATCTGTACAAAGCCTCGCGGGCTAACAATGACCTGTTACTGGGCATGCGCGAAGTCGGTGAGAAAGTGGTGCGTAAAGCGGTCAAGACCAAGAACGACAACTTGGTCATGTCGATTCGGACTGGCGCGATCCTGTACTTGGTGGCTCGTACCATCACCATGAACTACTATCGCAAGAGCTAAGCGAGACAACATACAGGGCGGGGGAATCCCCCGCCCCTTATGCCGCATCAACAGATCACGTAGTTCTTACCAGGCATCTTGAAGGTCTTGCGTTGCTGAACCGTGTTGAAGTTGATTGGACGGTCGATCTCCAATGCACGACCCGGACCGAAGTTCCGGTTGGCAATGTTGAGCTTCTCACGGCTGCTTTCCCTGATCTGGTCAAGGGACATCGTGCCTTCCATTTCAAACTCGTCGGTAATTTGCAACAACAGCAATTCCAGACGGTGTTGCAGTTTCATCCGTTCGAACGTATTACGCTCTTGACCGATGCGCTCACCCAATTGAGTGACTTCATCGCGGACTGCCTGCTGTTGGTCATAACGACGTTGTTCTTCCCACGAGAGTTTGTGCTCGGCTTCGTAGATACGACGCTTCACTTCACTCAGGGTAATGCCGTAGTGCTCAAGGTTACGGCCATAGGTCAGGAACCAATGGCAGAGCAACCAGCTGATAACGTGGTCATCGTGGCCCGAAGCATCGTGGTCGATTCGACCATTACGTTCTACGAGGCGAGACAACTCACTCTGGAGTTTAGCGTCGCGTACCACCGCACCGGTCTTCTTGGCTGCTTCTTGCAGCACAGGACCGTAGATGATTTCGCGCAACTGGGAATTGGTGGGGAAGCCGAAGTACTTCCGGTAGGACCGGTAGTTGTCTCGGTCGCCGATGTATTCATGGTACCGCTTACGGTCTTCAGGCGACGAGTCCTTGGCATCCACGAGTGTCGAGTAGATACGTTTGGCCGGGTCAATCTTGAACGTAGGCATGGTGAGGAGCAAGGTGTCGAGGATACCGATCCAGGTAGACTTGGATTCAGGCACCATCGTCAGTTTAGGGAACCGGACCAAGATCTTACCCACCCACATGGCAAAGGCCGTGAGGTTGGAGTCGTTGACTGTCCAAGCACCTACAACTTCAAGTGTACTGTTGTCTACAATGACCCCAGTGATGTTGTCTCGACCCACGGCGTTGGAGGTATCCATGCCCATGGTGAGTTCGCGGTTACGAATGCCTTGTTCCACTTCCCATTCCGGGATGTACCACCGGATGGAATAGTTCTCCTGCTTGTCGATCTCCAAGTACAGCGGCTTAGTGACGCTGGCATGGATCTTACGCAGGGTGTCCTTGGACAATGGGTTACGGGCGTTACCCGAGGTCCATTCGTTCAAGTAATCTCGACGGACGTTGTCACCGGTCTGACGGGATTCAGCGATCTTCTGACGCAGCCAAGCATCGGTCTTACCGAGTTGCTTGTGGTTGAAGGTACCGTTGATAAGGATCGCGTCCTTGTTACGGCATTGCTTACGCACCACGTCGTACAGGTGTTCGCTGCTGTCGCAATCGTAGAAGTGATCGTTCCACTCTGCGCCGCCGGTCATCAGGTCGTAAGCGTAAGCGCCTTCGTCCGTATCCAGTTCGCCAGCAGTAGTGGTGAAGATGTTACCGTACGGCAGGCCGTTACGTGCAGCTTCTTCACGAGCCGCACCACCACCCGCCAGCATAACGCCGAGGGAGATGTGTACGTTCTTCAGGAACGCGATTTCGTCCGTGTGGGAGTGTGGGGTGGTCAGACCACGACCCAGGTTACGTGCCGCTTCCTCGTCCTTCTGAGGAATGTACACCACCATGCGGTTGCCCTGAGACATGTTGGTGAATTCTTTCTGGTTGTCCGTGTCCTTCTTGACAATGTTGACCAGATACTTCGGCAGCAAGCCCCGCAGCTTCTTGAGACGGGCGATGTGTTCTTTAAACAAGTCACCCTTGGTGAACAAGTTAGAACGGGAGTTCCGTGCCCCGAACATCTGGTACCATACCGAGATGCCGTCGGAGTTCAACGACTTACCGGTCTGACGAATCTGCACCAGGAAGTAGTCGATGTGGTTCAGGAAGCTCCACCACAGTGAGATGTTACCTCGGTTAGCCTGAAGGACAACCGGCGTATCACCAGCGGCAGGTGGTACACGCATCACTTCACGAATGAAGTACCACGGGTTGAAGGTGCACTCAATTTTGATCTTGAGTTTCATCTCCTCGGTCAGGAACGGGTCGTAAGGATCGACGCCCTGAAGGTCAGGCTGCATCAAAGCCAGCATGAACAAGTGGTTCTGTACGCCCATGTGTTTCAACAGGGACGAGAACTCGAGGAATGACGTGTTGGTCGTTTGGGTATCCCAGATAGCGGTAGGATATCGGTCCCAGTCGGGTTTAAAGAGGATCGTTTCCATGACTGTTCCTTGACAGGACAACATACGGAACACAGGACTGCCGGGGATCACCCCAGCAGCCCCATGCACCAATCAGTTGCTTTGCTCGACGGCCAAGCCAGTCACACCCAACTGAAGCTGGGCGTTTGCGGTCTCCCGAACCCATCGGATGTAGATGGTTTCGCCGACTTTCACGTCGTTGAGGATCGGGAATTCTTGATTCCACTGAGTCACTGCGAATGGGTACTCACGCGTCTTCGTTTGGATAACGAAGTGCGTAGGTTCAAGCGCGCTGACTTCACTGGTGTCATCGAACAAGTGGTTGAGTGGGTAGTAGACCTTGTTGAGCCAACCGTCCAGATCTGTAGCCCCCGCTTTGAGATCCAGGTACGACAGGTTGACGTTGACGAAGCGGTTCTTGGCAATGACGCCTGCACCGAAGAACTTCTCCTGCGTCGGGTCGCACTTGACCTGCCACTTGTCGCCTTTCTCAGAACCGGGCTTCATCAAAGCAAACTCGGCAGATTGGACGAACCGGTGTTCAGGGAAGATCGGGTCGATGTTGCTGAGCAACACACCGAACTTCAGGCGCTGACGGGACACGAAGTCCTTACCGTCGAAGGCCACTTCGTTGTCTGGGGTCTCCACAACCGAACGCGGTACACGGTAGTACTGATCACGGTCGATATTGAAGAGCCAGAAATCGAGGTCATAACGCGACGCTGGATCGTTCCAGGTCGGGAATGCGTACAGACGCACACTATAAGCGTTGTCTGCCGCGATGGCCTTGATTGTGAATGGCTCGGTAATGAACCCGTTTTCCGTGATCCCGTGCTCCAGAGAGTACTCATCGTCGGACAACTTGTACGCCAGAGTCAGCTTCGCAGCGTAGGTCTGGATCGTTGGGGAGTACCAGCGCAGGCCGTGCAACGACATCTTGCCAGTGCCGTCCAGTACCACCGGGATCTCGAGTTCTTCACCGGTGTTGTACCGCACTACGCCGGTCATGACCACAGTCCTGAGGTCGACGTTGATTGGCACTACCAGTTGGCTCGGGTCCGCTTCGGACAGGTAAGGACTACGCAGGCCCACAGAACGGATCTGCTTACGACCAGCCGCCGTACGACGCACAAGGGTGGTGTTCTCCACCAACATGGTCGACTTGCTCAGGGCGTTACCCGCAGCGTTGTACAGCACCACGGTGACCGGTTCGCCGTTGGACAGCTTACGGTTCGTGTTACCGGCCTTCGGTGCCCAGATCGCCCAGTTGTTGATGTCATCGTGGCCGACATGTTCCAACCCAACGTTCTCGTTGATGTATTCGCCAGACGGAGAATAAGACGCAGAGATCAAGATGCCGTTGTCGGTCAAGTCCGTGCCGAGGAAGACCTTGTAGTGGTCCGCATCAGAACGGTACAGGTGGAGACGACCGTCGATCTGCATCGAGTACGGCATTTGACGGGTGTCGATGTACACGCGCCATGTTTCCGATTGCGAACCGGTACCGACTCCCAGCAATTGGTCGACGATCACGTTGTTCTCGGTCACCATCGGCAGCTTCCACGGAATGAACGTGCACTTACCAGTGGTGATGTCGATTGTGGTCACCAGATACCAACCTGTGGTCAGGTCGATGATCAGGTCATCCACGTTGGGGCAGTGCAGACCAGTGCCTGGCTTGCCCGTGAAGATCTGTTTCATGAACCAGATTCGGGGTTCACGCGTCAGATCGACAATACCTACCTGAGGAATGTCTTCAACAGTACTCATCTAATCATCACGGGGACCGAGTCCCCGTGCTCCTGAGGTTATTCGATTGGCAGGTGGTCGATGACGATGGCATTGGTGATGTCGATCTTGTCGTTCAGCATCACCTTGATCGCCCGAGCCAGGAAGTTGTACTGGTAGATCGGGAGGCGGAAGACTTCGTTGCGTTCATGGGCTTCAATGCTCACGTACCGCTCGTCGAATCCCTTGGTCGTTGGCTCGTATTTGAGCAGCCAGTTATACCCCTCACACCACTTGCGCACATCCACGTCGCTGTAGTACTCAGTCAGCGGGATCTGGTCAAAGTACCCACTGATCAAGTCGTGCATCAGCTTGCCCACGAAGGGACTGTACACGGAGTGACGGTGCGGGATCAGGTTGACCTCTTGTGGAGGGACCTCACCAGCCCGGATGGTCATGTAGTCTTCGATCTGCTTGTCAGTGGCTTCCGCCACCGCTCGCATGTCGTACGCATCCTGATACGTCACGCCCCGCAAAGGGATCAACGGCTCAGTGACCTGATACGGTGCACCGTTACGCACGTTCTTCAGAACCACTTCCGGGCGGTCTTCTGCCCAGCTCAGTTCATCACGGCTCCAGATACGACCATCGGCAATGACGCGGATCACCTTGTCATCACGCAGGTTCCAACGGTTGTTACGGCTGAGCAGACCGTTCTCCACGAACCCGTACTCTGCCTCTTTGACCCGAGACATGTCTGGGTTGCAGAAGCCGGTGTGACGGATGGTGATGACGTTCTTCGTCCCCACTTGGTTGCGGTACTGCCGGTTGATGATCATGATCTCTTTATCGACCATGAACCAATCGAGTTTCTCGATCAGCGGGAAACCATTCAACCAGATCTCCAACAACCCAGCTGGGATCTCCACCAAGCCTTCGTAAAGAATGCCGTCAATGCGGATCTCTTTCACGTTCAGGCTGAACCGCAGCAATGCATCCGCGTAGTCCAACTCAAGGTTGTACGTCAGGAACGAGTCATCGAACTTGACCGCGGTGTAGAACATCTGCGGATTGACCTTCCACACCACTTCCCCTTCAATGAGGTCGTAGTGCGTGCCTTTGTCCGTGACGTCGAACCAATCACCCGTAGGCAATGCGTTCTCAATCGGGCAGACGTAGCAGCGATAGGTCAGGCCTGCCTTGACCTTGGCATTCTTCCCGTAAACGGTCGTCATCACGTCGGTACCACGGCCCACGATGCCCTCAATGTAGCGGCATGCTTCAGCACGAGGCACGTAGTTCTGCACGTTCTGGTTCAAGTACCAGCCCAACAGGCGACCACTGCCATCGTACTCGTAGACGGTGCTCTCACCACGCAGCCCGAACGGCAACTCCGTCCAAGCCTTGGGAGACGCGATCTTCTGCGGCGTGTCAGCCACGATCCGAGTGATGGTGTTGTAGCCATAAGCGGCTTCGACCATCTCACGGGTGATGCCACCCGACGGGCTGCGCATCAAGGCGGTGTACTGAGACTTCTCCAGCTCCTCGATACGCCACACATCCACCACAGCCTCAGTACCGAGCACTGCGCCCAGCCAATCAGCGTCTTCGAGCTTGTACAGCTCTTTGATGTGATGTGCTTCGCTCATCAGCGTACGATCCAGCCCAGAACGGCGAATGAACATCTGCACCGTGATCTGGTTGTTGACTGCCCAGTTGGGATTCTGGTTCAGAAAGCGGTCCACTTGAGCCGTTGGAATGGAATAGTCGCGATGGGTGACCATGCGCAACGAATCCTCGACGTTCTTGTGGTAGTACACGCCCTTGTGAATGTACGGGGTCTTCTTGTACATCAGGAAGATGTCTTGATCGTCCCGGTACCAGATGAGGTCGTCGTTGTTGACCTTTGGATGAAGCAAGTACTTCTGCTTCTGATCCATTTCCGACAGGAACACCGGAAGGTCTTTGACTTCGAACTCTTCGACGCGGATCACCGAGCTATCACGCACGATCTCAACAAGGTCACCCGTTTTCATGGTGCTCACGTTGAGTTCATTGACCCGCCAGCCATTCACGAAGGCAAAGCAGTAACCCGTCTTCAGGCGCATGTCCCGCAACTTGAACGTCAAGGCGTTGATCTGCGAACTGGAGGCCGGTTGAGCGTAGTGGTACTCAATGCCCGCGTACTGATCAATCGTGTCGTCACGATCGAAGAAGGCGTTGCTGTAGAACCGGACGTAGACGTTCTCTTGACCAAAGTCACCGATGGTGAGCAGGTTCTCGATGGCGATCACGAGGTTGCCGTCGTCCGTATAAAGGAAGTACGCCAAACGCCGAGGGATCATCAGACCCCGTTCGGTGTAGATGTCGATCAGCAGGATGGAGTCCACCATCTGGCTGCTGACCGCAGTCCACGTGTTTCGCTTCAGGTCAAGGTCCAGATTGCTCAGGGCGATGTTACCGAATTGGAACACATGGTAGCGTTCTTTTACAGTCGGGAGATTGAAGCGCGTCCATAGCACTTCAATACTTCCCCGAGCCCCGACTTTAGGGCTGATGCGTGCAGGACGAAGGATGTGCTGCCGGTCCTGCTCCGGTGCACACCACACGTTCTTGTACGCATGGTTGATCAGAAAATCATCGGAGGTCATGACACTCGCCCTTTTGAGTAATCAGTCATTACCTGCGATGATCTCATCCAGGTACTTGCTGAAGGTGGTCTTCATTGGCGTTTCGCCAGACGGGCTCACTTCGTAGAGGTTGCCCTTGGAGTCGGCTGCAATGAACACCGAATCCACGCCCACGCTTTCGATCACGTACAGGCCTTTGGTCTTGAAGTACTTGCTGATCTCTTTGGTGCCAGCGATCACGTCGAGGTGACCAGCCTTCTGGCCCAAACCGTAGATCTCGTGACTACCCACCGACAACACGCCGAACTTCTTCAAGAAGGCCACGTAGTCAGGAGCAAACTTCACGCCCAGTTCTTTCTGTGCCAGATCCACTTCAGCCTGAGAAGCTGGAGCGTTGGATTCGAACGTTTCCATCGACACGGTCATCGGACGGATCTTGCCCGCCAAGGTTTCCATGGACTTCACGAAACCAGACAGGTTCGTTTCGTTCAAACCGATCTTCTGCACGAGGCTGCCGAGGCTGGTCTTGCGCCACACTTTCGCGTTAGCAGCAGACTCGATCAACGACAGGAACACCGGTGGGTATTCCAAGGCTACGCCGCAGATGGCTTCCTTGCCCCAACCGAACCACGAACGACCCAGGGACATGGTAATGAAACCCACGTTGACCTGAGTGATGCGGGTGTTGGAGGAGAAGTGAGCACGCAGCACAGACACGAAGTCTTCCAGCAACGCCATGTACGGCGAGGTTTCAACGACGTTCTGAATGATCGCAATCGGGTGACGGGTCCAGCGCTGAAGCAATGCACAAGCGGTCCCTTTACCATAAGTCGACAGTGCTTCGTCTGCACCATAAAACTGATGGATGTAAAAAAGTCCCGTAATGATCTGAACCTCGCGTTGTGCTACTTCGTCGACGCCGAGCTTACCTGTGATGAGCCCAGCGACCCAAGCGATGTACACTTGGGGAGCCAAATCGCCCACACGCAGGAAGTCATCCCGCACAGAGCGGTCTTTAACCCACAACGCAGTCAACTCTCCCATGCGGACTACAAAGTCAGCTTGGGTTTGGTTAGCGACGATGAAGCCTGTAGCAGAGCGCTGTTCCTTGCGCATGAACGAACGACCGTCAGCAAACACGACGCCGTTTTCGTTCAGCTTACGACTGCCGTATTCCTCGGAAGTAATCGGCAGGACAAAGGCGTCAATCTTCTCGACAGCCGGTGTAACCAGAACAACAGCGGGACCGTCGGCGACCAACCCACCCATGGCTTTTGCCACGGCAAGTTCGCTGATAATTTCGCCAGTTCTGTGTTGGCGAAGTACGGTGGAGTTCCAGGGGCTGGTGATCATCTTCGACCTCTTCTGTCGCAACCAGTAAAAAATAACAAAATAGTATGTGGTGATGGTATCGAATACATCGAGTACCGAATCCTACGGTTTTTAAATGTAGGCAAGGGCCATACCATTCGTAACTTCACGCGCGAAGTTGATATTCTTTCCCATGGGAGACATGAACATGTCGTCTGTTTCGATGGCTTCGTCTTTGCCGAGAACGGAAGTTCTTGGTTTTAAAGATGTGAGCGGTCAGGGTCAACCGCTGGAGATCGTCAACCTGCCGATCTTCCTGCCCTGGACCCCGCTGTTCACATCCTGGGGTCCCTCCGACACCGCCATGCTGGTGAGTGGGGGTGGCTTCAGCACTATTTACGGTGCGGACAACTTCTACCCTGGTTCGGCATTCCTGAGCCACCAAGGCGCCATGTTGCAGAAAGTCATGCAGACTGGTGCAATGGCCTTGGTCCGTCGACTGAAGGCAATTGGTGCTGCAACGGCCAACCTGCGTATCTGGGTTGACATGGTCGATGACAAGATCGATCAGTACGAGCGTAACCCGGACGGTACCTTCAAACGTACCAATGGTCAGCTCGTGGTTATCGGTGAGCCTGTGCTTGGCTACCGCCTGCGTTTCGTGGTCGAGAAGATCGACGGCGAAGACGGCGTGAAGAAAGCATCGCCGACCACCGGCACCATGACCAACTGGGACGGCAAACCGTCTACCCAGTACCCGCTGATGGATCTGGAAGCCCGTTTCGACGGCGCCAAGGGTTCCAACTTCGGTCTGCGTCTGGTTGCCCCAACCACCAACAGCTCGACTCCGGTCAACGCTGAACTGGTTGAAGGCCAAGGTGCGTACGTGTACCGCCTGTCGATCCTGGAACGTGCAAGCGTCAACAGCACTGGCCAGGTCCGCATGAACCTCGACGGCAACCCGTTCGTTGAGTTCACGCTGAAGCAGGGTGTGGTCGATCCAAAGTCCAACCTGAACTACAGCTACGACAAGCGCATCCTCAAGGCGTTCGAAAATAACGACCCTGAAGTGTTCTCCGGTTACGGTCCGCTGAAGACGTTCCACGTCTACAACGCTCACCTCAAAACCGTGCTGGATGCCATCTACGCTACCGAGAAAGACTTCGGTCTGATCGAAAGCGAGATCACTCCTGAGCATTCGATCAACCTGTTCGGTGGTACCAACGTCAATGGCGTTCCGTACTACTCGGTCAAGATCGAAGGCCCATCGGCTGGTGGCGTGCTGTTCGGCGAAACCGCGACTCACTGGCTGCAAGGCGGTGAAGACGGTACCGTGACCCCTGAGTCTTACGACGAAGCGGTGAATGGCGAGCTGAACGTGTTCGGTGAAGGCGATGTGCCTTACGCTGACCGTGCAAGCTTCCCGATGTCCAGCTTCATCGACACCGGTTACACCCTGCCGACCAAGCGTCTGATGTCGAACGTCATGGCTGTGCGTCCCGACGCATGGGTACTGGCTTCCACCCAGGACGTTCTGGAGCCGTTGAACACTCCGGAAGAAGATTCGAGCATCGGCGCTACCCTGCGTAACGCGCTGAGCTTGGTTCCTGAATCCGAGTTCTACAACACCGGCGCTTGCCGTGCTATCGTAATGAAGCACGCTGGTACCTACCTCGATTCCGAGTACGACGGTATCCTGCCGTTCACTGTGGACTTCGCGGTCAAGGTCGCTACCTACATGGGTGGCGAGCGCATGAAAGCAGGCTACGCGCCTGACGGCCAGGCTGGTCGCATTGTGACTCGATTCGTCGACCACAACGCCAAGTTCCGCCCAGTCAAGCCACGCAACACCGACTGGCAAGCTGGTATCAGCTCGGCAGAGCCCTTCGACCACCGCGGTCAAGTGTTCTTCCCTGGTATCCAGACCGTCTACCACGACAACACGTCGGTCCTCAACTCGTTCTTCCCAATGGCGATCTGCTGCCACCTCAACCGTATCGGTGAGTTGGCCTGGCGCATGTTCACTGGCGACAGCCGCATGACTGCTGCTGAATACGCCACGAACGTGGACCGCTTCATCGAAGAAGAGATCAAGGATCGCTACGACGGTCGTGCGGACATCACCCCGAGTTCCTACTACACTGCGGCTGACACTCAGCGCGGCTACAGCTGGCACACGGACATCGAAGGTCTTTTCGACGGCATGAAGACGGTGGAAGTATTGACCGTTGTTGCTGGCCGTCGTCCTGGTACGGAGACTGAGTAATGACCGTCCGTCATCGCGACACCCTGCTCGGTAACGGTTTGGGCTACGGCGAGTATAACAACTCGCCGATGGTCAACTTGGCGATTGGTGGGCAGAACGCCTACCAGTCTGACCTCCGTTACTTCCACGCCAACACCGACTACGTGCGCCGCAACCTGATCATCAAGGTTCTGCAAGCGCCACGTGGTTTCCAATACCTGGACAACCCAGACGCTTACTACAAAGCCCTCAAAGGCATTGTAGAGATGCACGCACAGACGTGGGACGGCTTCAACCGTACCCTGACTGTGAACAGCGTCGAAGCTCCGGTGTCGGGTGCTGGCGAAATGCAACAGACCCCAAGCAACGTGACGCGTCAGCGTTCCGATCCATCGATGACCATCCGTGAGAAGTACGGCCGTCCAGTTCAGCGCTTCTTCGAGAGCTGGATTACCGAGCTGATCATGGACCCGGACTCGAAGGTGCCTGGGATCTCCACCCGTGTCAACAAGCCTACCGACTTGCTGCCGGACATCTACTCGATGAGCATCATTGCTTTCGAGCCGGACCCGTCCTTCACCAAGGTTAACTCGGCCTGGCTGATGACCAACATGTACCCAACCACTGCCGGTGATTTCACTGGCCGCCGTGACAAGACGGCTGATGGTGAAGAGTTGGTGCTGTCGATCCCTTGGACCGGCATGCAGCAAGTGGGTCTGGCCGTCGACCGTTTCGCTCAGCAACTGCTGGACGCGATGCCGAAGACCGGTACCTCTCCAAACCTGAAGCCGTCGTTCGCGACGGGCGTGGAAGCAGACGTTGCCAAACACAACGTAGGTTTCACCGAGCAGGTAGCGGACTTCAACCGCACTTACATCAAGCTGTAAGGCTTGGTGCAAAGAAAAAAAGAAGAGGCAAGGAGGGAGTCCCCAATGGGGACTCCCTCCTATGCCGTCTCGATTAGTGGAAGAGGACGAACGGACGCAGACGACCCGGTTCTACGGGCAGTTGGCCTTTCTCATTGGTCAGGTCTGGACGACCCGTGGTGGTGCGTGCAGCGCGTTCACGACGAAGGCTATCGGCCAGTACGAGCAGGAACTTGTGCTCGTACTGATCGTAGTCAGCGATGAAGTACATCTCTTTCTTCGCATCGTCTTCGATGTAGACGAACTGGTTGATTTGCGGAATCCACTCGCGAGTTGGGATACGGGACGGACGTTCTGGATCAGCATGACGCTCCAGACGAACTTCCATATCCGCACGGTTTGGATAACCGTCGTTGCGTGGAGGGCGAGGAGGCAGACGGGCATCGGAGCGATCATTGCCCCGAGCGCTGTCACCACGACGACCGGAATGACCAGCGTCACGACCATTGGCCTTGAACGTCAGGTCTTCGAGAGTGAACACTGGGCCTTCCAGACCTTTGGTGTCCATGTGATGGCGATCGAGGACCAGGTTGTTGTGGATGTCGAGGTGGTAGATGTCACCACGCCCTTCAGCGTGTTCACCAGTGCGAACGCGTTCAACGTGCAGCTTGCCAGCGTACGCCTGAGGGCTAGTGATAGCCTTGATGGTGTAGCTGTTCATCCACTTGCGAGCCAGGACCGAAGTCTCGCTCATCAGGATGGCCTTGATGACGGCTTCCAGATTGTCAGCACCCAGCAGGTCGAACAGTTCTTGCTCTTCGAGCTTGGACTGCGGAACGAACTGAGCACCTACTTCTTCGAAGTCGAACAACTTCGGCGCTACCGGTTTTGGCACGTTACGCTTGACGTCGCTGACGATGATGCGGATGTTCGTTTCTTCATCGAACTTGGCATTAGGGTCAACGGGTTGTTTTGCCACAGCGAACATGTCCTTGGACTCGAAGTCCAGGCGAAACAGAGTTTCCTGTTCACCGACCACGATCACCTGAGGCACCACTTCAGCACCAAGGCCGATGATGGCGTAGAACTCCAGCTCGAACGCATTCGGTTCACGCAGGGCCTCGATGTTGTGGGCAATCACGCCGATCACGTTACGGGCATAATGCGCTTCCGCATTGAAGTTGCCGAAACGTTCAACATCAGTTGGGTTCTGGAAGATCACTGTAGCGCTGAGATCACCGTGGACCCACTGAGTCTTCACCGGACCTTCGCCCAGTTCCAACTGCATGATCTTGTCTTGCCCTTGCGAGGCAGGATCGCCCAGGCCGTCGTGCTGTGCTTCGAGGCTGGTACGCGTCCAGGTCATCAGGATAGTGCTGGCATTGATCGGGTCAACAGCAACCAGACCTTTGCCATCTTCGCTGATGCCCAGAGGCATGTAACGCTCTTTGCCCAGATCCAGCTCGACGCTCATGGCGCCACGTTGACCGCGACGGACACGGAACATCTCGTACGGTTGGAACAGGACTGGATCACCTTCGACGTTGGTGAAGGCGTTAACCTTTTGCAGCAACTGGAAGATCGTGAAGATCTTGCCGGATTTGGTCATGTTCTCTTGACCGTGGGTAATCTTCAATTCAGCAGTAGGTTGCATTGCGTCACTCCTTGGTGGGATAGGTTACTCAACTGTATCATGTATTGCTACAGAAAGTTTCAATCGACCGGGCATAAAGGGAGGGCTAGGCCCTCCATCTATTTACGCACTTCTATCTGTGGATCAACGAAGTAGTCCAAGATCAGCCAGCCTTTACTGGAAGAGATCTTGAAGTGGTTCGTTTGCCACCCACGTTTGACATCTCGTTGGTATGGCGTGGTGTACTCGACCGGCTTTCCAGGGAACTTATTGAGGTCAAGTTCGAATCCGGGATCGCGGATCAGGTCATGCAGAGCTTTAACGCTCTCTACGTGCAGCATGGCGCGTATATCGAGGTTGTGATCAACAGAGTATGCCGGTACGTTGCAATCGCTCTCTACGGCTCTTATAGCAGCCTCTAGAGCGACATGGTTGTACTCACTGTCAAGGCTCGTGTCGTGGCCGATGTAATCGTCACTCGCATCCATCACTGAACCACGCGGAACTGAGCCTTGCGTTGATTACGGGCCTCAAGCGCTTCTTGGGCTCTCTTCAACTCAGCGTGGTGTTCCACCTCAAGCTTGCCACAGAGGTCAAACACAGCCAACGCTTGAATGACACTGCCCATGTCCATGAGGTCGGAGTAGGGCGGGTGAGGGCATTCGCAGGGATGTGTCAACAGACAGTCACCCGTGATGGTGTTGAGGTCCAAGACAATGCCACCGACTTCTTCGACCTCTTCACCGTCCGCCGCATCGAAACCCACAATGATGGTGAGGTTGAACCCATCGGTTGCCGAAGGATGGAACGACAGCTTGATAAAGTCGTTGTCCGCATCCACGGAATCTCGGATGGTGTTGCCACCACCGTACACCGGGAAGTTACCGAACTGGTACGTCCAGGTTTCCTTCTCTTGTATTGCGGTCTCGATGCGTGACTCCATGACCCGGAGGATTCCAACCAACGCACCGGCCATAGGGGCCAGAAAGTCCATAGACACCTCAGTTGACGTGATGGCGGATGGTAGTGAACTTACGCTTGCCAGAGGTCACCACTGGCCCAGGGAGGGCTTTGGGTACCATCGCAGCCTTGTGGGCTACGTCTTTCAAATTCGTGCGCTTCACACGGTCTTCACGAGGGGTGTGCTTACGCTCACTCACGTAGAAACCGGAGCAGGAGTTCTTGAAGAGGATCAGGTTCGCATTCTGCGCCTTGTCCTCGATCACGTCGATGCCAAACTCTTCCCAGTTCGGTTCACCGCCAGCGATCACTTCAAGCAGTTGTGGCTTGTAGTTGCGTACCAGGTTGTCGATACGGCTTTGCAGGGCAGTTCCCACGCACAGGCCGTAGAAGAACCCATTCTCCTTGTCGACCTTGCCCAGCCAGTTCAGGCCGGCCTTAGCGCGATCGCGGATGTCGTGCATGTTGTCGATGTCGTCGCTCATGATCAAGCGGAAGTAAACGCCGGTCTTGCGAAGGTCGCTACCAATACTTTCCAGCTCGTCTTTCAAATACTGCAACTTGCTCATGGTCGCTCCTTGATGGTGCTTGGTGTATGTTCTATAGGTTTAGCAGAAAAAAGATCGCTGACATAACCCAGCAGCCGGTTAGGGCTGCTGGGCTGGCCGGGCTACGCAGGTGTTACTTGTTGAACTGCGCGGCGAAGCTTTCGGAGACGTGGGTCACGATGCGCTTCAGGTCGCCACGCTTGGCAGCGGCGCCGGAGTCCAGCTTCAGGGAGACGTTACCGAACTTCGGCTTTTCTTCGGACGAGCCTGGAGCACGGACCATGATCTTGCGGTCAACGCTTGCGCGGATGGTGTTGTTGCCGTAGTCGATCGAACCGGTTACACGGTCGCAGCCAGCTTGTGCAGTCATGTGCACTTGAGCGGCATTGCCCAGGCCCAGAGCCAGAGCACCGGCGAAGGTGGCTTCTTGGTCTTGGACGAGCTTGACGGTTTCGAGGCTCAGTTCGGCAGGCAGGTTGTCTTTGACGAAGGTTTCAGGCAGGGTGGCAGCACCGTCGTCGTCGAAGGTGATGGAGTCCTGGATCTTTACGCCGAGGTCTTTGATGGACTGGCTGACTTTGTTCAGAGCATCGCTCATGGTGTAACTCCTGATGGGTGTGAAAAGTTTATTCGACGTGTGTAGTCGCACAGTAAGCGCCGCATGCGTTTTTATTTACGCACTAGGTTCAATGTACACCTTGATAATGTATTATCGAAGATCGCTTGAATGGAATGGAAACAAACAAAGAAAAAGCCACTAGGGCCTTTTCTTTTCGGGTCACGCCTTTGCAGTCCCTTGAGGACGCTCAGGGTGTTGGAACTTCGGGTCCAGCAGAGTAGGTTCTGCTGGAGTGGCTGGATCTGCTTCAGGAGCGGCCACAGGAGCCGCTACAGGAGTGATCAGGTCCGCCAGAGTAGCAGTGGGGGCTACGGCAGGTGCTGCCGCTTTAGCAGCCTTGTGGGCTGCATAGCGACGCTTGGCATAGATGCCGCCACCACCGAGGACCAGGACGCCGCCACCGATAGCGGCAGCAGCGACTGGGTTCTCTTTGATAGCTTCAACAGCAGTGCCAGCGATTTCTTTCAGGGTGTCGAGGAAGGACATGGTGTATCTCCAGAATGAGGGTATTGCTAAATGAGGGATGGGTGTTACAGGTACGCGGGTATTTCAATTAGCAGCGGGTGGCACCGCGCAGCTTGGTCTTCTGACGCTTGTCGTACGAATGACCGATGTAGCAGATGACAGCCAGCACCGCAAGGGCACCAACGATAACTGCGACGTCGATCCATGGGTTAAAGCCTGTCATCTTAGTTGTTCCCTTTGTCAGTGTTTTTAGTAGCTTCTTGTTCACGCAGTTTTGCCATCAGGATGGCGTTGTCTTCTTTCAAGCGCTTACGCTCGTTAGAAGCACCACGCAGCCAGAAGCCGATGGCAATACCGGTACCAATGAGGATCGCTTCTTTAAACATGATGTCTCTCCAAATGTGTAGGGGTTATTAGGAAGCTCGATTGCCGGTGCGTTTCACACCGTCAGCAATGAACTCCCGCTGGAACTGGACGTCATCATTCAAGCCGATGACTTGGATCTCGATCTTGGTCCCTTTGACCCAGGCCAAGATCTGGACGCATTCGAACTTAACGTGATCTTCACGATAAGCCACACCGAATGCATCTTCCAATTCACGACGGACAAAGAAGTACTTGGCATCCTTGTCACTGCCGAAGTTCTCTTGGGCGTGCTTGATGGCGTCCAACAGCTCAACGATATCGTGTTGCATGTTTTGTCCTCCTAAGGACTGGGTAAGGGTGAGGATTAGTTCCTCTATTCACCGTAATCATGTATTGTTGAAATA